GCAGATTTGAACGGCCTGCATTATGTGAGATTAATCACAGTACCTTTTATTTTTCAATCACTTACGCATCATCCTATCTATCTGGTACTGCATACGCTTCATATAAAACGTAGGCGCTGACTCATACGCTCGTGCTGTCGCTGGTGCTAGCCATGGCTTAGGTCTTGTGATCACAGCTCTGTGTTCTGTCTTGTATATGCGGTCCAACTGGTATCGTTTCTTGTTGCCACGCACCTTGAATATGTTTGTCTCACCATTACGCTCTAACTCAATGAAACGTTTCTTAGTTTTGATAGCCTCTTGAATAAGTGCCGCATTACGTTCACGTCTTGGCAGTTCTTTCATGCGCTTACTAGGCGATTTAAGCATATTCCTGCGATTAGGCTTGCGTACTGGCTTGCGTCTAATGGTCTTACCTTGAGCCCCACCCTTGCGCTCCCCTGATGCCACTGGTGTTGGTATAGCCACTGCCCCTGTATATCTATCGGGTTGCGATACAAACCCTTCCTCTTGCTTAGCCATATACCCCAACGTCGATCCATACTCAGCAAACGGCTTTCCACGCTTAGCCCTATCCACTGGATTATTACGTGCTGACAAAGTCCAATGGTTTCTTACCGTAAAATCACGCTCTATTTGCGCCCGTGCTTGCGTACGCGCTTCGAAAGCTAAATCATTGAGTGTTTGCTCGCTTGCTATTTTAAAGCCCGTCTTATTGGCTCTCAGGAGCTTTAATTCAAGCTGCTTAAGTTCTCTTGTGTCTATGTCCATAAAAAAGCCCCATCGTAGTGATAGGGCTAGTTTAGCATTTACGCGACAGGCTAGAACTCCTCGTCGTCTTCACCGAAGTCAATGTCAGGGTCATTTGCTTCTGACATGTTGATTTGGTTGTCTAGGTCTTTCTCGCTAACCTCCTCAAACTCTGCCTCTTCGACATCACTGTATGAGTTGATGCGGTCTTTGTGATGCTGTTTCATTTTAGATAGCTGAACTTTGTTGTTATCCCACAAGCCACTTGCTTCTAGTTTTTGACGGATATCACCACACACCTTATCAAGCGTTGATAGGTCGCCACACTCATCTAGATCAGCGCTAATGCTCTCAATATCAAACGCTGGTTTTTCTGGCGTAATATCTCGCGCCTGCGCTGGCTCGCTTTCTTTGATGCGGTCTGCTTCGTCGGGATCAACAATCTCGCTAATACCAAAGGCCATGCGCGCCGCTTGAATGTAGGCTTTGTGACGTAACATGCGGCTAGGCCATTTATTCCAAACATCTGCACCATTGCCAGTCTTGCGACACTCAGCCAGATATTCAGTCACTGTTACTGGTCGAGTGCGGTTGGTTAGGTACATTCGGCAAGTGATGGCCGTTAGCTTGCCGTTTGCATCCATGTGATCATCAAACTCAACACCATCAAACGTAGGCTGGCGGTTAACCATCTTGTACCAGCCGTCGATCATCACTGTAACTTGCAGTTTGCCACCAGATACGAAAGCGGCCATTTCTTTCACAAGCGGGTTTAGGTCGTACTTAGCCGCCACACCTGTCACGATAGCAAGCTCTGCATTGGTAGCTACTGAGCCATGTTGATTCTTGGCACTTACGATCATTCCGCTCAGTACTTCTTTGATTTCTTCTTGGCTTGCGCCTGTGTTTTGTGCCACTAGGGCTAGGGAGTTATTCGTGCTCATGGTTTTGATTCCTGTTTTTATGCCCCACGGAATGCAGGGCGTATTGGTTTATTGTTCAGTTGTGATTGAAATGGTATGTGGTCCAATATTGATATTCTCTATACCGACATCGTCCATCATGATGGCAGTTGTCATTGCAAAGCCTCCGATTATTGTTTCTACGTTTAAATGATCAAAACCTTCGACCTGCTGCGCTAGCTCCATCAACTTCTGTGAAAATTCTTGGTGATTCATAATTATGTCCTGTTTAATTATCTAATAATCTTGCTCAAATCGAGCTCTTCAATGTCTAGTCCGCTATCTAGCCGACTCAATAATTTTAACCACGTTTGGATAGATTCTGGTGTCGATCTCATCCATTTCGATCTTTCTTTCCAGCGCTAATCCAAGTTTATATTTCTTCCATGCTTGGTGTGCCGTTTCTGGGCTTTCATAAAGCCCAAGCTGCTTACGCTTAGCGTTTTCATTGCAATAAGCTTCAAACTTATTTTTCTGCTTCGAGAAGCTAACGCCTATAGGGTAGTCGCCCCTATCAGCGCCTCTTGCAACAGTAAATAAATTAAGCCATTGAGGAACAAGAGCGCAAGTTTCAGGTGAGTAGTGTTTGTTCCCATGAATTATTAAGTCCTTGTCCAGTTGATACTTTTCACCTTTATTGTTTTCATAAAACCATTTGGCAAACACCTGATAACTAAGCCAAGACTCATCAACTGTGCACTTAATGTAAGTTGGTTGTCTTGACTTGTAATCATCACTAAAGCATCTGAAAAGCATGTTCGTCCAAGCTCTGTATGCCGGATCTCTTTTCCCGCTCTTCGTGGCAAAGAATTTACCTTCTCCAATAAAACCAACACCACAAACAACTGGTTTTTTCTTGTCCTTGACGCTTCCCTTCCTTATATTTCCAGCGCTAGCTGTTGTTTCGTATCCAGTTTTATCAAATTTTACTTTTATTTCGTATGAGTCAATAACATCTAAAACAGTAAGCATTCCAGATGAATTGGTTTCATGCTTAGAGCCTATTTTTATGTCGTTTGGTAATGGTAGTGGCATTATATTTACCTGCTTTGCACGTTTATCTGCATTATACTTAAATACTACCTTCTAAGCAAGTACTCAGGAATAAAAAGCTTTTCAACATCAAGGCCGCAACCAAATTCTGAATACTCCCTAACCAGCTCAAGATCAGCAAGGTAATCACTCCTGCCAACATCAACTACACGATCAGGAAGCTCCCACACTCTGACAGGGTGGCGACCTATTGCTCTTTTCTCTCCAACGACAATGAAAATAAATCTAGGCTTATGGCCTGAATATTGCTCATAGATATCAGAATAATAGGCTTGCTGGACGTTGTATCTAAATCCCATAACAGACTTTGCAAATTCGTCTATCGAGGCGCATTTCTTCACATCAACCAATATATGTTGATTAAACACCTCAGGGTCAACAATCCGGTCTGGTCGGCACTTAACGCGCATGCTGTTGATTTCACCAAATATTGATGCCTCGCTAATGCCTTTAGATGTTAGCAGCATGTTGGCGACAGGGTGTGCCAGTACGCTGTCGCGCATTGCGATAACAGTGTCGGCGGTCACTGCATCAAGTATTATTTTGTCACCAACATTGCGAGTAAACGCATCTGCGCTTTCCTTGCCTGACTTGCTGGTGCCAAACTCTGGCATTTTCACATACTCACGCTTGAACGCATCAGGCTCAAGCAACGCGCAGTGAATATGCGTACCAAGATCAACCGACTCGCTACCCGGTGCAGGATTGTTTTTATTCCACTCAAGCAAGGCGACAGAGTCATGTGCTAGGTCTAGCTCACTTTTTGAGATGCCTTTTTGTGCGCGGTACTCATCGTTTGTTAGTGCTGTTGTTAGGTTAGCCATGGTTATTACGGCCACCTAAGCAGCCGCCCCGTAGTTGGTTAGTAATAAATACGAATATCAGGAAGTTCACCTTTAGCAATCGCGGTGATCACCTTCTTGCCATCCTCTTCACTGATACCCATAGCCAGCAATACAGCCAAGTTGCGACGGTTCACCGTTGTGCGGTGCTTTTTGTTGGCTTCGCGCTCTTTCGCTAGTCGTTCAGTTTCTTTCTGCTCGTCTTCGATGGCTTTACGCTCTGCTGCTGCTGCCTCATCGGCTTGGCGTTGTGCGGCTGCTTCTGCGTCTTTTTTGGCTTGTGCCTCGCGGTCAATGCGTTGCTGTTCGGCTTTGGCTTCGTCTTCCGTCACTTTCTGAATGGTTACATCCAACTGAGCAACAACACGCGCTTTAACTTGCTCTGCTTCTTGCTGTAGTGGGTGCCAAGATCCATCAATCACGACTGCTTCAATTTTGGCTTTTTGAGTTACGTAGTAGCTAACAGGGAATACATTGCCGTTGTTATCCACCCAATCATAATTAAGCTCTGCATTGATTCGGTTCTGTGCTGCATTTAGCGCGTTAGCTGCTGCCTTGGCTTGCTCCTGTTTGCGCGCCTCTTCGGCTGCTTGGCGTGCTTTCTCTTCATCTTCACGCGCTTTGGCTTCGTCTTGCAGTCTTTTGAGCTCTGCCGCCTGCGCTTCTGTCGCTTCCACTCGCTCAAGTGTTACGCGGGCTGTGGTCAGTGCATTTTCTTGTGCGACTTTGAACTTCTTTTTGAGTTCAGGCCATACGCTGTTTAGATCGAATGATTCCGCGTATTCAATAAATCCCTTTAATTCATCAGATGTGACGCCAGGAATTGCACAAGTAACCGGTATTTGATTCAATTCTTCTAGCCAAGCGTTTTGTTCTGCTTGCGCCTCTTCCAGCGGCTTCAGGATATCCGCACGCAGCTTAGTGAACTTTTCTTTGTTCTCTTTCGCGATCGCTTCAATCAACTTCGGCTGCTTCTTGATATCGCGAAGGTAGTCACGCATCGGTGAATCGACTTCTGAGAGCTTTTTATTGATTTCAGCACCTAGCGCCTTAATTCGCTTTCTTCCCTCCTCAGAATCGATTTGAGGCACCTCTGCGTTGATTTCTGCGCTGTATGTGTCGAAGTTATTCTCAAGGAACGACTTAACTGTGTCGATACCACCAGATTTAAACTCTGTGATGATGAATGTTTCTGTAGTGCCTGTGTTATTTTCTGTTGTCATGGTGTTAGTCCTGTTTGGTTGTTAGATCTTCAAGCCTTTCTAGAGCTTTATTAATGTCGGCTGTCATCCTGAAAGTTGTACGGGTTTGAGGTGCCTTGTTTTTGCATATCGGCTCTATGAAATTAAAATCCCATAACCATTCAAAAACCCATTCCGACGGATTGTAAATTACTTTCTTGAGTTCAATTCTATTCTTGTTTCTGTGAGTGAATGTTTTTATTCCCTCGCAAGTTCTACTTCCTTCATCAAATCTGAGTAAAATATCCTTAGCCAGTTCGACTCCTTCTTTAGTGCTCATTATCTTATTTTTGATGCTCTGATTCGACATAGTTGTTCGCCTTTTCAGTATCAAGTTTGATTTGATTTGAATTTCTAACTGCAATCCCATCGGTAACTAGTGAAGATACAACTTCGTTTGCCACGTTAGCGCCACGTTGATTGCACATTGCACGAAGGGTTTGAAAGTACTTGCGATGCTTGATTACATTGAAAATCTGAGAAGTATAAACAAGCTCATAATCTCCTTCGTCTGCACATCTCAAGTCACGGCTTAATCGAATGTAAGTCTTGATAAATGCAACCTTCGATTTAACCAAGAACTCTCGCTCAATCTCTTCGTGGTCTCTTACCAGCAAAACGCTTCTTATGATCTCCGCAAGCTCCTTGCCGTTCTTAGGGACTTCTAGACGACCATCCTCTGCCATTGAAATCATTTCGATTTGCTTCTTGTTGATGTTATTCGTGTACATATGAACTCCTTCAGGTCAGTGAGAATAGATTAGCAGTATTTATCAGGAAAAACAACCATTATATTGAAAATAATTACATCGACACTTCCCCGCACGGTTTTTGTAATTTGTCGTAAAGTTATACTTTTTTATCACCCCATAATACAAAAACTCCATCACCCCTAAGTTCTTGTTTCTTCTACTTTTTACTATAGTAAGTAAATAGATCATTTATTATTTATAGTAAAAATAAAAGAAAGGGATAATATTTTTAGTAGGAAATAGACTCTTTTTTATAGCTAAGCGATTCTATAAGGAAATAGGGGCAGGAGCGTTAAAAAACCACAAAAAAACATAAACTCTTTAAAAACAATGACTTGCGGTTTTTGTTGTGTTTTGTACTTTCAATATCAAAAAGTGATAAAAAGCACATTAATATCAATTGCTCACCTTTTTGCTGCTTGTTTATGTAAATGCTGTACGTGCGATTTATTTGTGAACTTGCACAAAAAAGCCCTCAAATAGAGGGCTATGTTATCGATTGGAGGTGCCGATTTAAGGCCACTTTCGTTTAACCTGCTTGTCGTTCTCAGGGTTGCGAATGACGCGACCCTCACCCATTAGCACAGCTAGCGCGTTCTCCATTGCGTCTTGACCATGCTCAAGCAGCTCTTTTGATATCTCCTGGTAATACTTCTGGCGCTTAAGGTAGTTCTTAAGCTCAGACTTATAACGCCATCCGTCGCGCTCATCCTTCTTGGACACAGACAGTCTCTTGATGATGGCCTCTTTAATGCCTTCAAGCTTATCTTCCACCGTGGCACCGTCTACCGCTTCGTTAACGCGTAAGTTACTGCTTAAGTGATCGACAGAAGCAAGCGCAAGTTTAATGGCGTACATCACGTACTCCTCTTCAATAACCAACTCACCGTTAACTAGGTTATCCATCGCCAAGATAGAAGCAACAGACATCACACGTTCAGGCAAACGCGCATAGATAGCGCCTAATCGGTTGTGATTGATGTAGTGATACTGATCGTAATGGCATGACACGTCATACATCAGTTTGTACGCTTCTGGCGTCGCGGTCATTTTGTATTCGTGCCCGTTAAACTCAGCATCGATTTTCTTCTGGCTTGTGTCGCTAGCCATCTGAGCTATGGCACCAATGCGCGCCTTTAGTTTCTGCAGCTCGATTTCGGTTTGTCTTTCGTCGTGTGACTTCTTGCCCCACAAATCAAAGTTGCGGTGCGTTCTCTCTGAGCCGCAGTCGAAGATGAAACCACGACCCAAGAAGCCAGACTCAATCGCGTCCTCATCAATGATAGCTGCAAGTTTTTTAGGTGTAGACAAGGCGATCAGGTTTAAGCATGGATCTTTAATTCCGCTTTCCAGACCTTCCATCATGCCTTGAAGTTTGTTGATCTCAACTTGGATTTTCTCAAGCTCTGCTTCTGCCTTTTCAATCTTTGGTTTTTCAATCTCTGGGTGATAACCAAGTTTGATATCCTCTTTTGCTAGTACCTGCTTTTCAAGTCGGCTAATACGGTGCATCATTTGCCCTTGGAATTCATCAAGGTGCAAGCGTGAGATTGGCATTAGTGAAGTAGTAGCCAACTCCATTAGTGTGGCTGGAATGTTCGCGCTGTGCTTCTCTTGCTTTGAATTTGCCGCCAATAATGAATGTGCCTCATCTTTGATATAGAAACAGCGGCCATTATCGTAAACGGCAGAGCGTATAACGTCCTTGTCAGAACGGATATCGCCATACACTTTGATACCACTTGAGGCTAGGATTTCCTTGATAACCTTCTGCGGCCACTCTTTACCACCAGCTGACAAGCCAAGAATAATGGTGATCATACTTGTCTTGGTTCCCATGAACCCACTTATACCAGCGCCAGCCATAGCTAGGCACTGCAAAGCCATTGCAGCATAAGCGCCGCCTTCCAACTCTCGGTGCGCGCCTTTCTTCATGAAGTCGACAATATCACCCGCAATTGCTGGTGGCGTATCTAGGTCGATGTGATCTAGATTGATGTCATTCGGCAAGTCTTCGACTGTCTTTGGTCGGTTTGGGTTTTTAATTGCTGGCTGTGGCGCCGGCGCTGCATTTAACCACGAACCAAACGCGGGTGGTGGTGCTGGCTCAGTTATAGGTGCTACAAAAGCCGCCTTGAACTGTTCTTCTTTCGCTTGTGGTGTTGAATCCACAACAACAGGCTTAACCACTGGCGCTTTAATGTTCCCTAACTCTTTCTTAACCATATCGCGAAGCGTGGCTTTTAATGCATCCATACCATGCGCCTGTCGGTAGTCGTCCCAATCGCCATTTGTTTCAATATCCATATCAGGAATAACCACACCCGCACCATAAGCTGCAGCTGCTTCGTTTGCGTAGTATTCACCCGGTCGTCGGTTGTGGTTTTCGTCTAACTTATCATGATCACCAAAAATGATAACGCTCGAATCTGGGTGGTCGCCTTTGGCCTGTTTAACCGCTGCAGCTAGGTTGCCCGTGTTAAACGAAACATAGGTCTTCCACTTGGTTGCTTGGTTGATTGTCACGCCAGTTGCGAACCCTTCAGCAATAGCAATATTCTTTGTGGCACCGTCAATAACATGGTGAACGCCTTGCATGTCTCCACCAAACAACGGGCGCTTTTTGCCGTCTTCGGTGATCTTCTGTACGTTAACGAGTTCGCCGGACTTATAAACTGGCACCAGTAAAAGCTCACCAGGCTGCGTGATACCTTCGCGGCTCATCATTGGCTCTCCATTCACCAACCATTCACCAGAAAGCCCCTTGCTATCCATGTAGGCATGGCTTGCGCGTATCGCCGCGTCAACCATAAGCTTTGCGCCTTTCTTCGCTTGCTCGATGTTCGCTGCGCGTACTTCGTCATGGTTCACGGTATGGATGCGTTTTGGCGCAATGCTTCGGTGTAGATCGTCACCAACTAGCTCTTTTGCTGTTGCCATGGTTGTCTTGCCTAGATACATGGACAGCAGCTTTAAACCGCCGCCGCTTTGCTCTGGACACTGCGAGCAATACCATGTGCCTAAGCCGTTTTTGTCGTCAAAGCGAAATCGGTCTTTACCACCGCAAACAGGGCAAGCGCCGTGCTTTTTATTGCTTGGCAGTTTTACGCTGTAGTTTTCAAGAACCGTTCGCCATTGACCTTGGAATTGAACCAAAGCTTTGTCGATCGGCGTGTCGCCATTGCTTTGGTATTGAAACTGGACGTTGCACCCGCAGTCTATCGGATCTGCTAGGCTTTTTCGTGTTGTGTGTCCACATGACAGTATTAGTGGGAATTTCATTATTGTATGCCTTGTGCCTGTTGTTTTGGTAGTTGTTACTCGCCCCAAGCGATAAACGCTGAAACCTTAACGTTGAATAACTTAGCTAGCTTTTCGATATCTGAAAATTTTGGCTCTGCTTTATTGTTCATCCAGTAACTTACTGTCTGCGGCGTCTTATCTACGCACTTGATAACGTCTTGAGTCGACAGCTCAGCAGTGGCTAGACCTACTCGAATTGATTTTGCAATGTTCATATATAGTACCTTATGTGTGCGCACCATCGCGCATTGGCTAATTTTCGTTAAACTTAAACTAACTGATGATTAAAGTCAATCTTTAACTTTTTAAACAAAAGTTGTTGACTTAGGTTTTTGGGTGGGCTTATACTTCATCACATCAACGGCACAGAGCCGAAACAAACAATCAAAACGGAGTAACACCAATGAGCAATATGTTTCTAAACCCGCTATCTCAAGACGATCTAGGCTACGAAGGCTTTTTTGACGGTCAGAACAAAACTATCCCTGACAACACTGAACTTGAATTTGTAGTGACTGACGGTTTCGTTGGTATCGAAGAAGGCAAGAGCCAACAGGTGTGCATGATTAATATTGCAATCACAACGCCAGGCGAGTTCTACGGCCAGAAATACCGTTACAACGCAAAGATCTACGACATGGACGCAAACAAGCGCGACCTAGCAATGCGCAATTTGGGTGTACTTGATGCTCAATCAGGCTTCCCAATGACTAATGGCCAACTACCGCTTACTACTGAAAACGTAAAAGACCATTGGGTGCAGAAAGCAAATGCTCGCGTTAAGTTTGGTTTGCTGATTTCTACTGAAAACATGGACGGCTCTCCAATTGTCGACCAGTTCGGTGAGCCATCATCTAACCACATTAACTTCGTTCGAGGCTTCGCTTATGACCGTGCGAGGATGGTGCAGCAAGGGCAACAGCAGCAAAGCGAGCCAGCGCAACAGGCACAGCAACAGCAGCAAGCAACACAAAATGAAGATATTGCCGCAGGTCACGCTGGCGACGACGACATCGATTTTTAATCTTTAGGCAAACCAATTAACAATGCCGCTTTCGAGCGGCTTTAAATTAAGCTTTTACTTTTGATTGTTCTGTGCGACAATATCATAAAAAGTAAGGGCTCTAACATGAATTACAGAAAGCTGCACAACTCAATCATAAACAATGCAATAACAAGATCTAAAGTGAAGGATCAATATAAAGAAAATCACCATATAATTCCAAAGTCGATGGGAGGGACTGACAAAAAAGAAAATATAGTCCAATTAACAGCAAGAGAGCACTTCATTGTTCATTGGCTGCTAAAGAAAATCCATCAAAACAAGTCTATGACCTATGCATTTTTCTCAATGACAAAGCTTGGAAATGAAAGCCAGCAGAGATACACAAGCCATAGCTTTAAATACGCAAGGGAATCTATGTCGAAAATGATGTCCGAACGAGTTGGCGATAAACACCCAATGCATGGCATTACTGGTGATGACAACCCAAACACAGGATCAAAGCGAACAGAGGAATCCAAAAAGAAAATGTCAATAGCTATGACTGACAACAGAGTCGGCTCAAAAAACCACAAATCGAAGCCTGTTAAGAATTTAGATACTGGTGATGTTTTTGAGTCAGTAAGGCAAGCTCAGTTAAAAACTACAGGTAACGTTTCTTACGCAATAAGAAGTGGCGGCACTGCTGGTGGTCATAGGTATTCATACGTTAATGATGGAGAGCAATTATCAGAAAAACTAAGGCTTAAAGGATACATGAAGGGTGATAGTCATATTAATTCAGTGTCAATAAGAAACATAACAACAGGTGAAGAGTTCAGCACAATTAAAGCTGCTGGAGAATCAATTAGCAAAACAGGAACAGCGATAAGTTGGTCTATCAGAAACAACAAAGAGATAGGCGGCTTTAAGTTCGAAAGGATCAACAATGAAAAAAATGAAGCCTAGACCGTATCAGCAAGATGCAATAGACGCGGTGATTATGCATGTTAAAAAAAGGCTATCACCATGCCTAATAGAATGCGCCACTGGTAGTGGTAAATCACTAATAGTTGCAGAGCTTGCGGAGTTTTTCTCAAAGGTAGCACCAACCAAGCGCGTTCTTTGCATTGCTCCTTCAAAGGAGCTTGTTGAACAAAATTTTGAGCGTTACACGGTAGATTATGGAAATCCAGCATCAATCTACTGTGCCAGTGCTGGTAAGAAGTGCCTGCGATCTCAGGTTATCTTTGCATCACCGCAAAGCGCTTTGAAGTCGATTGATAAAATCGCGCACATGGGTATCAGTGCAATTATTATTGATGAGGCTCACGGAATTACGCCAAGTTTATTGAAGATAATTGACGGGGTTCTCAATTATGAAATAGCAGGACGTAAAGCCAATGAGAAGTGCCGAATTGTCGGAATGACCGCTACACCCTACCGAATGAACACTGGCTACATCTACGCGATTGACGCAACAGAAGAAGAAGAGATCCACCACGACGAAACCAAAGCGGTTGATCCGTTCTTTTCAAAGTTGCTTTATCGAATCACAGCGGGTGAATTGGTTGAAGAGGGTTTCTTGACTAAGCCAGAGATTGGCGACAGTGAAGACAACTACGACACAAGCGGCCTAGAACTTAACCGAATGGGTAAGTTTGACGACAAACAAGTCGCTGAGGTTTTTCAGAAATCCACCAAGACAGAAAAGATAGTTAATGAGATCGCACAACGCTCACAAGATAAGATGGGCGTTATGATCTTTGCTTCAACAATTAGCCACGCTGAAGAGATTGCAGGGCTATTGCCTCAAGGTCAATCTGAGGTGGTAACAGGCAAAACAAAAAGAAAAGATCGAGAAGCAATTATAAATAATTTCAAGGCAAAGCAATTCAAATTCTTGGTTAATGTTTCAGTTTTAACCACAGGATTTGACTGTAGTCACGTCGATCTTGTTGCTGTTCTTAGGGCCACAGAATCAGCAATGCTATTCCAACAGATTATTGGTCGAGGCCTTCGCTTAGATGAAAATAAGCCGTTTGTTTCAATTCTTGACTACGCAGAAAACATCGAGCGCCACGAACTTCAAGAGGATATCTTCACACCACAAATCAAAGCCAAGCCAAAGCCAGGTGAGGGCGTAGAAATCGAAGTTACTTGCCCTGCTTGTGGTGCGCACTCAGTTAAGAAAAAGCGCAACGAAATGACCTACGCAGGTTTGGCGCATGATGCTTTCGGTAACTTCTTGATTAGTGGCACTGAGAAGGCGATTGCTTGGGAGGATGGCGAGCCCGTATTGTGGGAAGGTGAAACGCTTACGATGCAAGTGCTTGATCCAACCACTATGGATGAATTTGGTGATTGCGGATTTAAAGAAATACCGGTGCCAGCGCATTACTCGCGACGATGCAGCAATCCAGAGGCGTATGTTTTGAGTGGCAAGCCTATTCGATGCGAACACCGTTACAGCGCTAAGGTTTGCCCTGACTGCCATGCTGACAATGACATTGCAGCGCGCCATTGCGTTGAATGTAAAGTGCGACTAGTTGACCCAAACGAGAAACTAACTGAAAAGGCAGGTCAAGCTGGAATTATTGCCATGGGTGAAACGCGAACAGTGCACTGCTTAAGCGCCAAGTACGAGCCTTATGTTGGCGGTGGTGGTAAGCACTCAATAAAAGCCACCTACAACACGGAAATAGGCGCAATCGTTGCTTGGCATACTTCACGTCAACACTGGATCTTCAACCGACTAGCGGAAGCTAATGGCATTGTGCGCAGTCAGATTGATGATGCGATCGACGCTCAATATTCACAGTGTGCGTTTTGGACGGTGGCACCGCATCAGATCAAAGTTAAGAAAAGCGAAGGCCAAAACGGCTACGCTAAATTTGAAGTTAAACAAGTTGAGTTTTTAGAGGAGCAGGTGGGATGAAATACTTACTAATAATGCAATTAATTATTGTCGGTTCCCAAAAAGGTGGTGGCTCACTGGACACTGTTATTTTAGATAGCCATGAGCAGTGTGAAAAAGTGAAAGCCGTCTTTATGTACAACATGAAGGACGATCGGCCATATGGAAGAATTTTCCGAAAAGCTGAATGCGTGGAGCTCTCACAATGAACCTAACAGAAGATCAAATTAACGACTTAATTGAAAAGTGGCATGAAGACAAAGAAACCACGCTTGATCTTCATGAGTACCTTGGCATGACGTGGGAAGAATACACAAAGTGGGTGCAATCATGAACCTAGCCCAAATCACCAAACACAAGATCCCCATTTACGGGGATTTGGACTTTCGCGGCAAGTGCCCAAGCGAAGCAAGCGAACAAGTTAGCTTTTTGTGCCTTTTGCGCAAAGAATTTCCACATCTTGCAGAAGTAACAGCGCACATCCGAAACGAAGGGCAAAGAACGAAACTTCAAGCTTTTAGACAAAAGCAAGAGGGCTTAAAAAAAGGCGCGAGTGATTTATTTATACCATGCAATCCGCCAATTCTAATTGAACTAAAAAAGCAGGATCACACAGCATCACACACCACAACCGATCAAGTGAAGTATCTTTTCAGAGCTCGAAAGCTCGGCGCGTTTGGTTGCTACGCTTTAGGCGCTGCGGGCGCAATGGAGGCGGTCAGGGCATGGCATACAAAGTACGGCAAAAAATAGGCCAATTACCAGAACACCACTACAAAGCGGATCGAGAGTGGATAAATAAAATGATGGGTTATTTGCAGTTTGACCCAGTTGACGACAGCAAAAACGAACGCGGCAAGGTGTGCCTAGCTTACAGTAAAGCTTTTCATGATGCTGTCAGCCTTGAGCCAGTCACACATAAGAAAACCAATGCAGGACGCTTCGAGGCTAATACCAGGTTGAGAAAGTTTATAGAGAAGCGGTTTCGTGTTTTTAATCAATAGCCCACAACTAGCCCCACACCGGGGCTTTTTCTTGTCTGTCACATAAAAAGTAATAAATATTAAAGAAAAGTATTCACATTTATTTAGTTTGTGTGTATATTGGGTTTATTGAAGTTAAACAGGAATAACAACCATGCAAATAACCATACCCATTAAAGTAAACAGCACCTCTCACAAGTGGCTAACGGAGGGAGTAAAACGTTTCGGCTCAGATTACAGGCATGTGTGGAAAGGTAGTTACTACAAAATCGTGGACTGGAAGCCATCGGTACGCGGAGAGTTTAGTTTAGTTTTGGAGAGTGTATTGTGAGGATAATCGATGCTGCTAAAAAGCTATTTTTTAAAGAAGAGTCTAAAAAGATATTTGGACATAAAGCCCACGGTGAGAGTTGTTATGTTTGCGGGAAGCCAATGCACACAGAGCATGGTGTGACAATGGTAGGTAGTGGCGAGAAAATGCATTCTGATTGCTGGCCTGATTTCTTTACGAAGAGAGTTGAGAAAATAGCTGAGGAGAACAAACAATGAAACCCTCAACCATAGCCAAAAACCTTGGCGCAAAGACAGCAAGCGCCGTAGCAGCATCATACGGCATGTTACCGCAGCAGTTGCACGAGATATGCCGTAAAGACGCTAAACGCTTTGAGCGCATGGTCAGGACGCACGTACTTAGTGTTGAGCTTAACGTTTCGTGCCAGCATCTTGAGTTCTTGATGAAGCAAGTCGCTAGCAACATGGAAGGCAATAACGCGGCAGATTATTTCTTGAATGATCCAGAAGCCAAGAAAGAGTTAACACGCGCTTACGTGGTGGATTTTCGTGTGCGCATGAAGGATATGTGCCAAAAGATTCTTGATAGCGAAATGGTGCAAGAGTCGGTTGGTGATTTGGTTGGTGAGAAGTTGGGTAAATAGGACGGGAAAATGAAAGTAGATATTTACGACACAGGCAAAAAGTACGATGTTATTTATGCCGATCCACCATGGCAATTTAACAATAAGAAAACTGGCGGCTCCATGAAGTCTGGCAGCGAGCATCAATACAAGTCTGTCATGTCAATTGACGACTTAAAGGAGATGCCAATACCAGAAATTTCCAGTGACAATTGCTTGCTTGTCATGTGGTGGGTTGGCTCAATGCCACAAGAAGCTATCGACTTGGTTAACTCTTGGGGATTCACCATCAAGAACATGAACGGCTTTGTGTGGAATAAGATCACCCAAAACAACAAGCCATACTTTGGCATGGGTTTTTATACCAGAGCTGGTAGTGAGTCATGTGTGATTGCCACTAAAGGCAAGTTCAAGCCAGTTAGCCGATCTGTTCGAGCTGTGTTCTGTGCTGAGTCTCAAATTCAATTTGAAGCAAAGGTAACAAAGCACTCAGAAAAACCGCACCAAGTAAGAGATCTAATCGTCGACTTGGCTGGCGATGTGCCACGCATTGAGCTTTTCGCGCGCAAGACTGCGGACGGTTGGGATTGTTTTGGGAATGAGGTGTAGATGATGTCCCACTACGAATGCAAAGAGTGTCAAAAACCTTATCAATATTGTGAATGTAAACAGGAAAGTAAAATGAACGAATTAAAACGCACGAAAGAATGGTTTGAGCAAGCGATTCCAGAGCCGACAATTGAGCAGGCTTGCATACAGATTGGCTGCCACTATGAAGAAGTAGCGGAGATGGCTGAGGCTATGACTGATGATGAGCTTTCAGTTCAAATAGAGCATGTTTCAGATAGCTACAAAAACCTATCTCCAATATTTATGGATAGCGTAAGAAACCTAAGTGAAAGTGAAGAGGTTGAGCTACTCGACTCTCTAACTGACCAAATCGTCACAGCTATCGGTGTGTGCCACATGATGGGATTTGATATCGAAGGCGCACTTACAGAGGTCAACCGCTCTAACTTCTCTAAATTCGAAGATGGAAAACCGGTCTTTGATGCTAACGGCAAGATAACCAAAGGCAAGCACTACACACCACCAGAGTTGGGTGATTTTATTAAGTAATTTTGACAGGGCAATTAATTTTGCCCTTTTTTACATTAATTGTTTACAATGAAATTAAATTAAATTACTATAAATCCAAGTTAACGAATTGGAGAGATTCTTGAAGAAAGAAAACAAGCGTAACGCAGGCCGAAAGCCTAACGGTTACGATTCAAAACAAATCAGCGTACCGGTTGCACTAATACCGGAGCTTAAGAAACGAATTGAAGAATGGAAGCTTAACAATGAAAATTGCAAGGAAGCTTGAAGTATTTTTCCAAATAGCAAGAGACAAAGGCAACGAATATGTAAAATCAACTTCCAGAAGAGATTTGTGCGTAGAACTAATTGAGTCAGGAATACCAATAAGAAAAAGGAAAGGTAGAGATCTTCTTATACGAAACCCACTTGCGTCAATGATCAAAGGGTGTAACACATACGAAGTTGAGCTCGGTTATTCAGTGTGCGATTTCAGGGAAAGTATTGAAAGTAAATTCAAGGATGGTATGAGTTGGGGTAATCATGGAGATTGGCACTTAGACCACATAATCCCAATAGCGCACTTTATGAAAGATAAGATTTACGACCCTAAAATAATTAACGCACTGGAAAATCTTCAACCGTTGTGGGCTGATGAAAACTTAAAGAAGTCTGCAAAAGCATAAAAGGAAAAGAAACAATGAAACTAACCACCATCCTAATCCTAACCGCGCTTGCATTTGGTCATGCGCATTACATGGCTTACGCAGAAGATAAATGCGCAGAGCTTGGCAATACACCTCAACAGTGCGCTTTGTTGGCTCAGTAGAATTTAGAACAGGACAAACAAAAATGGCTAATACAAAAACAGGTTTACTTTACTCAGAGTTAACAGGTCACGTTTACTGGGGAACTATGAATGCAGATACTGGAATAGCTCGCGGAAACAAGAAAGATGTAACAAGTGATTTTATCGGAATCATGCTTCAGAAGTTCCCGCCAAACTTTAAGCAAAACATTGTTTGCAACGGAAAGTTTGAGGCTGAAATTATTGTCCTTGGCGAAGACAACAAAAACCGTGCTCGATTTGCGGTTGCAAAAGAGATGGAAGATATGCTTGCTGAAATTCTCCACAACATGGAAGTTGGCAATAGCGATCACACTGAAATAAACGATGCAATGATACCTAGAATTAGCTCGCTACTAGCCAAAGCGCGAGGTGAAGCATGAACACACCACAAGAAAGACGTGAAGCAGCCAAATGCATAGCAAAGATGCGCCCAGAACCAACACGCAAGCGCTTGCCACGCAATTCGCGCGCATTGGAGATTGACCATATGCGTGATGCACAAGCGCTCGTCAAGTTAGAAAATGGTGAAGAAATTGAAGTTCCAAGCTATAAGCTATCAGAGACAAATAAGATCAACTATAGCCAACAATCGATTTATGGCGCACGTACTGGCAAACAAAATTCACCTTGGCAGCAAGGTTGTTACTTAAATAAGACGAGTGTTTAGTTATGGAAATGAAATTCAGAGGTATCGATATAAAAACTGGTGAAATGGTTTTTGGTGGCGGCATTGATTCACAGCGAGATACGCCAATTATCATTAACCATGGTGAGCGCTATTTTGTTGATGCAAAGACTGTGGGTATGTTTACTGGAATGAAAGACATTGACGACAATGAACTTTATCAAGGTGACATTGTTGAAGTTGATGGTGACATTGAAGTTATTAGATTTGATGGAGGGGCTTTTTGTGTTGATGTGCGCGGGTGTGATTACGACTTCACAGCAATCGGATGGGCGCAGTCGAACAATGCAATATCAAAGCTAGGCAACATTCACCAAAACCATGAGCTACTGGAGCAATAAAATGAAAGCATCACAACTAAAAAAATGGCCTAGCAACATTCAACCGCACGAATGGCCGAAGGGTACACTTGACCATATGGACGCAGATTTATTCACTGACTGTGTTTTTCCATTGCGTAAAAAGTCAGGCATCCCAATAACACCAAGCTCTCTATATGGCGCTCACGTTCGTCATGATAATGGAGGAAGCCGTCACAGCACTAAAGAAGAAACGCGCCTTGCAGATGCCACAGATTTGCACGTATCGAGCATTAGTCGAATGGTTGCGCTAATGAACTATGCAGAATCGATCCCAGCAATTGGCGGTATTGGCATTTACTTCGACACAAACACACCGTTAGTTCATATCGACAAGCGTCCAAATAGATTGGTTTGGCTTTGTTGTCAAGAATGGAATAAGACCACTGAAAAGTGGGAGCGCGTTTATCTGTATCGTGAAAACGATCCTATTAAGTTCTACCAAAAACTAGGGGAGTTACTTTAATGGAATGGCTAAAAAAAATAGCCGGTTACGCGCCTGACATTGTTGGTGCAATTGTATCTGGTGGCGCAACGCTGCCAGCTACGGCACTTCGCATTATCAGCAAAGAGTTAACCGGTGTTGAAACGGACAATATTGATTTGGTTGAAAAGGCAGTAAACAACGCAACGCCAGATCAACTATTGAAATTGAAGCAGGCTAACTTTGACTTTATTGTTCGAAAGATGCAGTTACAAAATGAAGAGTTAGCCAATCAACGAGCCGACACGCAAGACGCACGTAAAGAGCATAAAGGCCACTGGATGACTTGGTTGTTACCTTTGCTTATGTTTTTGCTGTTTAGCGCCATGGCTTACTGGTTGATCAAGTACGCGATACCAGCGGAGAACAAAGACATACTTGTATTCATGGCTGGCCAAGTATCTGGATTTATGGCGGCAGGTGTTACGTATTGGTTAGGGTCTAGCCGTGGCAGTGCTGAGAAGCAGGTTAAATTTAAGTAACACATACAAAAAAAGCCCCTAGGCAAAGGGGCTTTACAACTACAGGTCAAAACTACCAATTAACAACAGGTTCGAACATTTTAAACAGGAAGGTTATACAATGAAAAGCTTACTAACCGTGGTAATAGTAACGTGCTTAGCGACTGGGTGCAACTCAGAGCAAAGCGCACCAGCACAACAAAAGATAGTAACAGCGCCAGATACAAAACCGCAAGTCGATCCGCCGGTATTGATGCCAGAGTCAGAAGCACCAGAATCGCCAGTAGTGGAAGTGCCATCAATTCCACTAGACCCATCAGAACCAATCGCCCCACCAATAATAGAGCCAGAACCCGTGGCAACACTACCCATATTCATCGATGAAGGCATAACAACTCACGCTCAGAAACCATACAGCGGCACAGTCACGCGTGGTGGTGATGCTTATCTGCGATACAACCAAGACGCGCAATACTTCAATGACTTTGAGTTACCAGAGTGGAATGTCACATATCGATATGAGCCGTTTTTGGAAGTGTTGATTACCGATGGTGGTGAAACACTTTGCGCTAGATATTCGTGGAAGTTGAAAGGCTTTGGTTATGCACGACCCGTGTGTTTATGGTCAGATACTCGCGCAGCTGTGCCGCTTGAAGACATGAAAGCCGCATACTACGGATATTCAGTCGTGGAAACTCGCGTTTGGTTGAGTGGTTTTGTTGAGTTTGGGGTTGGTGTTTCTATGTAGCGGAATGAATAAAGCCCCATTACGGGGCTTTTGTTTAATTTAACTCATACCAACCATTAGGGTAGTGAGCGATCACCTGTATGTCTATGTTGTTAGGGTCAACCGATCCAGACGCGTTAGTCCACCGATACTGGAATGACGCTGCGCTATTTGGAGAACCACCAGATAGAGATATTACAGACGCCGAAGATCCGTCAAATATAGGTGACACACCCTGGCTTACTCCCCCCAGCCTAACTTCCATCCATGTTGGCTTTGATCCGTTGTACGGGAAGTTTATGGCTGAGTTTGGTACAGCTTGAAGAATATTAAACGTCCTTATCTTCGGTGCGTCAACAAGCATAAGCTGAGATGATGTAATACTGTTTACATCACCCTGCACATCAACATAAGTACCATCTACAGTCAAATTATCAAGCGTATAGCGACCTGACAATTGCATACATATGTTTGACGAGTTCATTACATTAGCCTGAGAGCCAGTCAGCAACTTAAGTGCTCCGTCAGGCTCTGTGCCTCTTTTTACTATGTTTGCAATCTGCACCGTTGATTTAAAACTTAAAACTAGCGGCAGAGTTGAGCCTGAAGGTATTTTAATATCCTGCATGTAAAGCCCATCAACATCAGCGGCACAGTTTGATAAGTTTAATCCGTTCTGAGTTATCTCGGATAACTCCCAGTGCCAATTGTCAATATTTAGATTGAATACTGAGTTTGCAACAATCAAACTCTTCATCTTACCTTGTCCTGACTCATATGTTCTAATGTTTACCTCACCTATGGAGTTAAGAACGAGTGCGGCATCAGCCTCCGTTGTCTTGCTGCTGAAACCGCCACAGTTAGTAATATTTATTGTAGTACCACCACCAGAAAGATCGTTCCTGTCACCATCAACTCTAATCTGAGCTAGGTTATAATTATCGCACCTACAATGCTCGTAACTCTGCCAGAATGAAACTTGATCTGAATGTATCCCGTAAGTCCCTCCCGTAGTGTGAATATGAGAGAGTTTAGCGTTGTGGTTCTCGTCAGTTAGAAATATCGCAGGTGCTGTTTGTGCTTGTAAATCATTTTCAAACCGGGCCCAAAACCCCTTCATATGAAAGAAGTCCATACCTGCCGTAAAAGATAACACTGATTTTGAATTATCGGACTGCTCGAATACGCACGCCCTCTCAGGTCTATCGCTTGATATTGGTGCGGAGAGGCTTGGAGTTTCCGACATATTGCAAACGTCTTTATGATTTGGATTGATAAACGTTTTGTTTGTTACAGCTATAGCGCTAGCTGCCTCAAGTCTCAGGTGATTATCTGCATTTTCATTCTTAATGCCTACATCAACCGTGCCAACCCCTTTACTCGCATCAACAACCAAAACTGCCGTATTACCGCCGCCTGCATCAATAACGCCGTATCCGTCAGAAATCCCGCCATGAACAACCTTAAATCTAGCGCATCCTCTTTCTTCGACCTCAAATACAGAATTAACCGGAAGTAACTGTTTTAATGCGTCTTCAACTAATGCTATTGTTGATACCTTATCAGGTTCAGAGACAAGATGCCCCGTCGCCACACTCCCCTGCTCAAACTTCACAGATCCAAGCGGAGTCAACACAGCGCTAACATCCTCAAGCGCATCAGTTGTTACAGTAATGCGATACTCATCACCAACCAGAGAAAAAGAAACACCACGTGAGCGAGGCTTGCCGTCGAAGTCGGCCACAGATGCAGTGAGTTGATCGGAAGTCAAGCGCTCAATACCGCCTGCATTCGGCACAGCAAAATACAAATCACCACCAGACCAAGACACGCGACCATCAATGTAAGTTAAGTTGGTGATGCCCGTAGTTTCATTGGCAAAAACACCAGAGAATATTTGATAACCAGGCGGGTAACTTGCTGGTGTCGCGCTAGGCAGCGGCTGAGAGTCGTCAGGCGTTTGAATTAGAAAGTTATGGTTTGATAGCAGGTTTGCGCCATTACCAAGCGAGGCCTTGTAAGCCTTGAATAATTGAGAATCGTCAGGAGTGTCAGGTAGGCCGTTGTACTTGAAACCGGCGTCATTCATGATCGCCTCATCACGAGCAAGTAACTCGTTACGGTCAATGGCTTTTAACGGAGAGCCGTTATTCGTTGTTGATGGGTTATTGTCGCGGAATTTACCGCCTTGATAATCCGGATCGACATCGACTGCGCCCGGATACTTTTCGCTAGGTGAGTAAGCCATTGCTATTCCTCGTTAGGCCAAGGAATAGCGTTAGCCGTGCGGTGTGGCTATTCCGTTGGTTTATCTTCACTAAGTGATATTAAATCACGCGTATTCACATAGTATACATCAAGCTTGCCTAGAGCGAAAAACTCGACTTTAGCGGTTACGCCGATATCAAACGCGGTTACGTCTTTATCTTGTGGAATAGTGGTGCATGAGTTGTTCACCTCTGCCAGTTGAACTTCGAGAACTGGCTCGTTAATCAACATGCGTTCGGCATAGTTTAGGGTGGTGAGTGTTTTACATGCGACTGATTTGGCGGCTAGTTGCATGTTTGGTGCGGCTTGTGCGGATGCAGACAATATGGATGCGATCAATGCTAAGGGTGCGGCTAGTTTGTATTTATCCATAACTTTGTCCTGTTAGTTAGAAATCTTGGTGTTTATCTCTTTGACATCAACCTCAATCGCCCCAATGCGGGTTGAATTGACGGCTGTATCTTTTCGCATGAAAGCGATTTCCGCGAGTATTTCCTTTGATATTTGCCTTTGCTCTTTCTGCCCATCAATAACAATGGCTTGAAACGCGTCTATACGCGCCTCTGCTGAACTTAATCGAGCCTCATAACCAGATGCCCTATCAACCAAAGGTTTTCTGTCTCGTAGTGTCTGCGTGTTGGCATTAACTTGTGTTTGTACGCTTCCTGCTGCGTAATTGGCTGTCCCATAGCCAACAAAGCCCGCTACAAATAGCGATGAGCCCACAGTGACAAGGAATGATTGTAATGAAGATGGCATAGCTATAAAGCCCTGATTAATTTAGTTAGTTTCAGTATATCAAATCAGGGCGGTTGTTGTTGCTATGTCAGAGCTAAGTAAATACCAATTGCATATTTGCAGGCTAAGCAGGCAAACAGCGTGTATGCGGCATAGGTTAGTGTGGTTTTTATTATTTCCACCTCATTATCTCCAAGTAAAGATCTACCCATATCGCAAAAGTAATTGCTGCGGGTATGGCTAGGGCTATGCGTTGTTGGTTAGTTGTCATTATCAAAAACATCGTCGTCTTGTGTTTTTCTGCACCAAGTAAAGCTACATCGACTTCCGTTACTCTTGAATCCGTGACAGTGACCGCGTGGATTTACCCACTTAACGCAATCTGTTGTGCCAAACATCTCGCTACCGCACTCTGGACATTTAAACTCACTCATCACTCACCCTCGCTTAGGCGCTTATTCTCTTCATTCAAATCGTGGATTGTTTTAGTTTGCGCTTTAACCAATTCTCTAAATGCATCCAATGATTCGCGTTGCTGCTTGTTTTCTTCGATTAGTCGGTCGTGGTTTAACACTGCATGCTCAATAGCTGAATCTTGATCGCCATCTGACTCGTATTTACTACCGTATGAGTACCAAGTTACATCTTGAACTTCGAAGCTCTTATTATGGTCAACTTGAAATGCTTCTGGAAACATCTCACTCATCTTAATGTTACTCATCAAGCGCCCACCTTCATATAAGCCGTTACTAGCTCGTTTAATACATCGTCATGCGTAATCTTACGCGCCTTGTCACCGTTAGCGATAAGGTTGGCATGGTTGATCTTCTTAACCAGATATTCGAATCGGTCTTTGGTTGATTCTTTCACGCCAATCATCACGCGCTTCTCTTGTTTCTTATCGATAGCCATTTTGAGTCCTTGTTTTGGTTTGTGTTTATACACTAACACTACATTGCAATGAGTACAAATAAATATATTTAATTGACATCGACCAAAAACAAGCCAATAATGAATCATCAAAACGAAACAGGACGTACAAATGAAAAACCACCAAATGTGCGAAATCGTCACGCTACGGCGTAAAAACAAAACGCAAGCGGAAAGAGTAGATGAACTTGAGCGAATGCTCGTAAGGGCCGCAAACAAACTCGAATCCTACGACGGTACGGAGTTTTTTGTAGCTAAGATTAATATGTTTTTGGAGAATAAGTGATGTTTATAGACTTCAGGGGTCAAACGGTTATTGGTGCTGACATTCAATTGACCAATGGTTGCGTAATAGCGAATGCTAGACTTATTGATTGCATGATAGATGATGTTGAAAATTCACCTTTTGATAAGCCACCTCTTCACAATTGCATTCTTGAAAATTGCACAAGAAGGAGTGATTACGATGATAAATAAACTAATAGGCGCAATCTGCACAACAACAGGCGTGTTAGTCATGTTTCTTGTGTGGTGTTTAATGTTCGGCTTGGTGATGTTTGCACCGGGTTTGGTTTTGTTGGTTGGGGAGTGGTTGAAGTGATGGCTGATATTGTATCTTTGTGCCTAGGTGCTTTTGTTGTATGTTGGACTTATATCGCATTCTCTCTTGGTAGATATAAAACAGAACTATCAAGTTGGCATGAGACTAGAAGACTGGCGTGTGATAAAACCTGCATGTGCGGAAGTCCGATTGACTCTCACGGATGGTGGGATAACCATGGGCCAGTATCTCAACTAGATTGGCACGATAGCAACTTCGATAAGCCAGTGTTTAAATAAAAACAACCCCCTCTACCGCAGAGGGGGTTTTTGTTAACCCGCAGGCGCAATTTTAACTGCAAACATAATTAAGTCAGTTAGAATCAAATCACCAGCCGTGTTAGATGATAGTTGCAGGCTAATCTTTTCATTAGCACCGATATTACCAAACACCACAGTTGAGAAACCAATAGCCGGTGATGAACCACCAAACGAAACACCTACAGGGTAGAATTTAATCCCACCCGTAAACTCTTGACCAGAATCACTAGCAATCTTTATCCCGATAAACGTATCAAGAAACGCAGGGTCATCAGCAACAACAGTTCCACTAAAGTCAATTCGATAGTCATGAGGCGTTGCGTCTGCGTGCTCAATCGTAGCTAGTCCAGCAACGCCAGAAATGAAATCGTTATCATAACCAGCAACAGGTGCCGCAAGGTCTGTGGTTAACGCAGCGGTTACAAACGCATTAGGATCTGAAGTGACCGCCGTGACTGCTAAGTCATTATTTGTAACTAGGATATTTGAAGGAGCGCCAGCAAACGGAGTGCTACCTCCTCCGCCCACACCTTTTTGTCCAAATGGCATAAATCCCCCTAAGCCGACGGCGTTACAGAAAGAAGCTGATCGCCTTTAGCCGACACAGCCCAAATCGTTGTTGCGTCAAAGTACGCTTCTGATTCACCTGATTTCAGGTATAGACTTGCAGGGTTTGACTTAAATCGGTTGGTTGTCCCTGCAAGAACAGGTTTTGTCGCCGCCTCAACCAAAATGATAGTGCTATCACTAGAACCACTAGCGCTACCTTGATGCAGCACAGAACCGCTCGCACCTGCATCAGCCAGTTCGATGAAATCATCATCTGGCACTGTAAATTGTATTGCATCTGCCATTGTTAGGCTCCTTATGTGCGTCTTGTGTTAAACGTACTCAACAATCACACCGACCCATTTGTCGGCAGGAAATATTGACAAAATTAACTCTTCAAACTCTGCTTTTCTTTCTAGCGGGACCGTTGCTTGATTCGGCATGGTTTCACCGGCCACATACACAAACCCACGCCACTTAACTGGATCGGCAGGTATTGGATAGAAATCACCGCTTTCCGTCTTTCTAAGCGATCCCATAAAGGAATCTTCACCATTCATAAAGGCGTCTTCGCTACCCATAGATAGAGGCGCATAACTCGTCACTGAGGTGCGATTGACTAGCGGGTAATATGGATCGACCAAGATGTTGTTAGGATTCCACGGTACTGGATACTCAACAATCTGAGCACCCATACGTGCATTTTCACCACCCATGAAAGCATCATCACCACCCATGGTTAGATCAAGTATTTGCTCGTCTGGCATCCACCAATCGTGTACGTAAACATCGAAACCATAGCCGCGTAGTATCGACTGCAAGTAACCAGGACTTTGACCGCCTGTCATTTTCCATGTTGCTTCAAGTCGGTCGCGGCGTTGCTGTTCGGTTAAGCCAGAAGATGGTAAATAAAACTGCTCCTCCCATCTAACCAAGTTGTCGGTCACTTGCGGATCGAGCTGCTTGTAGGTGGTATCAAACAAATCACGGTAATACTGCGGATAGCTCAGGCCCTGATAAAACAGGCGCATAGTCTTAGTGATGATTAGACTGAATGCGCGTGATTGTGGTAGGGCTATTTTCCATAGGTTTATTGGCATTGCTCACCCTCAACCAAGTTTTTTAAGCGGTAAATCAAATTGCGCTTAACGCCAAGCTGACTAGCAATCTCGCAAGGTCGCAACCCCAAACCAAGAAGTCGCTTAGTCTCGGCTAGTATTCTATTTCGTTTCGCTTCGGCTATTGTCATACTCATATTGTTACCCTACACAAAAGAAATTGAGACCATCTTGGCCTTTTCACCAGTGCCAAGTTGATAACTAGGATCGACTGGTGCGCCACTTTGGAAAAGGTAAATACTTGCGCTGATAAACGAGCCGTTGTTTGCACGTACAATATCGTTGATCACACCTTCAACCGCAATCTTAGAGATTGAGTCTTTACGCGGTGGCACTGACAAGCCAGTGATGAACGGTTCAGCATCTAAGAAGAAATCCGTTAGGCCATCTTCTATTTGCTCTTGCACTTGCGCAGGGTTGTTCACGATAAGGCCAGCGACCGCAACGGTAAAGCCCGTTCGCGTAATTGGGTAAACATTCACGAACACACCTGCAGGTCGTCTTGATGCTTTGCCGTTTTGGTCAAACTCAATGGAGTCTTTTACTTCTTGCAACTGTGTAGGTGTTGGGATTCCATCAGGGTTGCCACTGCTCGCTGGTGTCGCCTCTGCGTAAACATCCACCTCCATCGGTGCGCCAGTGTATGGGTACACGTTAGAAATGCCGTCCACTTCTTCTCCCCAGATTTGGTAGTCAATATACGCACCACCTTGCTTGCGACGACGAAACGCTTTTTGCACTCGCTTACGGTAAGACTCTGCGGTTTCTGGCTCTGCACCTGTGACAAGTTGGCCTGTAACGGTTGCGACTTTACCGACCTGCGCTAACGGGTTAACAAAAGATAATTCAGCACCATTTGCTAAGTTACCGTTTGCACCAACACCGTTATTAAAAGTTGGATCGTCAGCGGCTTTAACGTTTATCTCAATTGGATTGGTCGTTAAGATATAGGCTTGTGTGGTGATGTACGTAAAACCATTCTGTGAGGATTGCAATTGCGTACCAGCATCAAGCGTATCGCCTATTTGCTCAACTACAACGCTAATGGTGTGCTCCGCGCGTTGCCCTGCTTTTCTGCCATCTAAGCCAATAAGATTACCCCAAAAGTTTAGCGGGTTCACGGTCACGCCAAGGACTTTAATGTCTTCACTCGAACACGTAGACACGAACCACTGCTTCAGCATGAATGTGGAATAGTGCTCAAGCATTACGTAAATAGACGCGGTCGCCTTGGAGTGTGCGCGCATAAACGACTTAGCCAGCAATGGGATCTTCTGGTTTAGCGTCGATTCAAGTTGCGCGATTATGCTGTCGGAAATTTCTTTGATTGTTCTAGCCATTGGTTCCCCACTCAACCGGAAGCGTGATATTAGTTGAGCTAGAGTCCTGCTCAATCGTTATGCTAATGATAACACGGTTTAAGCCATCTGAAGAAACAGAGGTGTCGATGCTGTTAGCATTACCATTGGTCACAAGCCACTTCAGATCAGCATTTACCGCTTGCACAAGTAACTGGTAGTTTTTGGAGGATTGAGGTTTGTTTTGTATGATCGCTTCTGTCTGCGAGGACAGTTTTTCGTCATTGGTTTCTGCCGCTTCGTTTAGGTAGGTATCAACAGGCGAAAACAGCGATAAATACACCGCTGTTTCGAGTCCCTGCGTCATTTGTACGATGCCATCAGTGATTGACATATCACTGTCATTAAGCGTCTGAAATAGTAGTACGTCGCCTTCTTGCATTGCGCGCCCTTAGTGTTTGAGGTTTTGGTAAGTATACACTAAGGGGTTTGGGTATGAAAAAGCCCCTGCGGTGAGGGGCTGGTTGGTGGTTAGTTGCTTACTGTGAATTCTCCATCACTATCTACGTTGACATCAATATATTCGGTATCACTTGGCATGTGTATATCTATCCAGCACACCTCAGACTCATCGTTCACACCATTTGCTTCTACATGCTTTTTAAATTGCGCCCAAGTTACCATCACTTCACCCCCTTGCGGTAGTTGGTTTTGTCTACGATCTTGATGTATATATCTTTTAGTGGGCCAAAGTTGCAAAAACTATCAAACGTAGTTTTTTTATCAAGTGCATGACAATACAAATCATAAGCCGCCTCAAGTCGCTCACGGTCTTCGCGTTGTTGTGGGGTTTCGGGTTTGCGGAATACTCGGTTGCGCTGCTCCATAGTGTCGATAACAACTTCCATTCCTTTGTAAGTTTCTTTTGACAGCATTTCACCAACAACCACATACTTGCTAGAGTATTTACATAGCAACTCAACATCATGGTTAGGGTCTACTGTGTAGATGGCCCCAACAGGCGGCAAGCCTTCGCCGTTCCATTCAATCTCACCACTAAGCGCGCTCATTGCTTCTTGGTGTTCACTTTGCGTTTCAACTTTGTCGATGTTCATTTGGTTTTCCAAATCAGATAGCAAAAATACACTTGGCTGAAAAATATCTCTAAATACATTAATGAACACTTCATCAAGTGATGAGATTACCGTTTCGTTTTTGTAGTATTGAGTTTTACCTTCAATGCACGAGAAGTGAGTCGCCTCTTTTGGTGCGCCTTCGATAATTTCTTTGGCTTTATTGTTGCTAATATCTGTTAATTTCATCTTTCATTGTCCTGTTTATTAACCTACAAACACAATAACCGACCTAATGATTAAAATCAAGTCAGTTATTGCATTATTTTTATTAAGGTTGCGAACCACTATTACCAGTAATTGGTCTAGATTCAGCATCCTGATAACTACCAGCCGCGTGGACGTGGTCTTTCTGCTCTTTACCTGCAACAGTAAGTGACGATGAGCCATTAAGCACTGGAGCGCCAACACTCACAGGTGAGGTTGCCGAGCCGTCAGGGTTAATGATAAAGCCATTCAGGTTAAACGCTTGCCCCGTCTGCGTCATTGCCCCACTAGAATCAACCGTCTTGGTGTAAGCGCCGTTTGTCTCACTCCAGCTACCATCAGCGTTAACCGATTTCGAATAAGCACCATTAGTCTCAACCCATGAGCCGTCTGGATTGATAGTCTTGCTGTAACTGTCATTGGCAATAATGATAGTGCCGTCTTTCTTCAGATAAACGTGGTTAACTGGATTGCCGTTAGCGTCACGTGCGTATGTACGCTTTTCCCCTGGCTCTGCAATCTTGTTGTCGTAATCAAACGCACCCAGGTAAACATCCACACCATTCTGACTAGTGCGATCGCTCCATCCATCATCTTGTGGTAGCGGTCGAGAATCATCACCTAATGGTTGCAAGTGCTCCATTTCGTTAATGTCGGTTGCATCAATGACGGCTTTTATTCTGCTGCCAATATTACTAAGCGCTCTGGTTATTCTTCCCACTTGCAGCCTCCTTTTGCTTGGCTCGTTGATTTCGCTTGCGGCATTTATCAGAGCCGCATGTTTGCGCGTTCGACTGCATTCGCATTGGTGGTGCGTCGCAGTATGGGCATTTAAAGATTTTAGGCATTAGTCTTCCCACTCTATATTTAAGATTTCTCCGCTATCGACGCATTGTAGTGTTGCTTTGCATATATCAATAACTGGTCCGCAACCCATATCGCTAAATGCAGTAATTGTGAAATCAATAACTATGAACCTGTCACCTCGAATGGAAATTTCTTTTCCTATATCTGATTTTTTGATCATAATCTACTCACACAGCCCGTACTTAGAGCTACAGACATCTTGAGTCAATGCCTCAGTAACAAGGTCGTAAACCTTTCCACCGCGCCCTGTCTTAGACCATTCAACAGCATCGTAAACGCTTCCTCCAATAATATTTCCTCTAGGGCCAAGCATTGATGTGCCTTGGTAAGCTTCAACGTCAAGGGTTTGTATTCTGTTTAGCTTCTTCTCATACCCAAATCTAAACTTACTAGACCCTGATATTATTGGATAAGATTCTGGAGCTTGTGTTGTTTCGTTTACTCCAGTGTAAATTCCAATCTGGTTTTTCATGCTTTTAAACTGGCGTCGATTCACATGCCCAACAACCATCCAGTGGATCCAGCGGGACATCAGTGCAACTTGCTTCTCCCATCGATGAACTCGTTCGATCTCATCAGGGAACCTCGCAGCCGTCTCGGCAAGCTCCTCCTTATTTACAAGTATGCAAGGCATGCACCCAACCCTCCCCATACCTTGACTGTATAGCGGATTAGGCTTAACACCAAAGTGCTTATAAATTGCAAAAACCTCTTGGGCGCTCCATTTATGGATTGGAAGGAAGTTAAACAAGTCTCCAGTATCAGACATGTTATCAATGGAAAACCTATCGTAAGCAGCTCGCTTTTCAGATTCATCACCCCGAACCCCAGACCAGACAACAACCTCACCGTTATCAAGGGCCGGGTCGTAAACCTCATTAAATGCTAGATTTATCTTTAATTCTTCAGTGCAAAATCTATTTCGCCCTAATGGAAATCCACCATGTAAAATGCACATATCAAGAAATGGGTTGCCAGATTTTTTGAACACAGATTTCATTGCATCAAACGCACAGTCAAAACTTCCGTGGTACAAGTGAGCAGAACGCTCTCGCCACAACTCCGCAAATTTGGTGTCAGTCCTTTTTAGTGATGGCATCACTGTTCCTCGGTACGATCCAGCTCTTACCATTTGCTTCTTGGACCAATCTTTCTCAAGTCGTTTAAATCTTTTGTCGAACGTCTCTTGAGAATACTCAGCCCTAAGTATTTTTACTGGATCTCCTCCGCGCTGCTCGTGGAGAGTCTTTAGGTGGTTAATCGTGTACGGGTGCTCATTTCCAGTGTCGCAAGCGACTGACTTGTAGTTTCCTTCAAGTATCTCCATGGCTAATAGATCGGTAGCTCCAGAGTCTTTGCCGCCACTGTTTGCGACAAAAACCTGATGATCTTTCTCAATGCCATGGACTTCTATCTTTTCTTGGTATGTTCTTTTTACTTCGGATATCAGCTGCCCGATATCGCTTATGTTTAGATAACTCATATTCATCGCCTGTTCGTTAATGTCTACACAGTGTCACTCAATAACTGGACGCTGTCAACATTATTCTTCCCACGGTAACATCTCCACTTCTTTCCCGCTGTAAGCCTCTGGCAATGTCAATTCCAACTCGCACACTCTAGAGCTTGGTGTAAGTGACATTGTCACGCCTCGCACAAACATCTTAGTGTCACGGTAAATCATCGCGTTAGGCGCTTCAATATTCACAAAGGTATTCACAGCGTAAAGCGCATTGTTTGGATCGCGTAATGTAGCCAGTTGGCACGTATAACTGATTGAGTTGGCTAAACCGCGAGCTCTTCGGCTCTCTGCCACTGTCTTTTCGTCACCGTTAAACGAATCGGTCGCCATGTAGTTATCCACGCGTAGCGCGTTCGTAAGCTTACGATTCTTAGCCGTGTAACTGGTTGGATTCTGTCTAATGATAACTGGCAAAATCGCCGTGTAATCGCTGTAGTAGCTTTGCTCACTGAAAGATGGAGTAACAGACAGCAAAGGCGGTTGATTGTCTTTCAGGTACGCCACGCTTTCAGATTCGGTGGCTCTCGTGAGTAACAAGTTACCCTCAAGGTTGTTGGTCAACACGATGTCACGCTGCTTGGCTAGCTCAGTGAGGTATGGGGCGATCCGCTTCTCTGGCTTAATGGTTGCTACGCTAAACGATGCGCCCATATCAGCATTGACCACCACATCAAATGGGAAAGTCTCAGTTACTGACTTGGCGATTTTATCAAGCTTAAACCCGCGAACCTCAACCGGATAAGCCGAAATAGGAACGCAAGTATCATTGATCACCGCGCATCGAGAATAAGCCGATAGCGTTACGGTTCTACTTTGCGCTGTCACGTTAGGGTTAACGCCCATTTGAGTTCCGCTAAACACCAACTCTTCACCAATAAACACCTCAATGTCTTGGTAGCTAAAAGGCTTAAACAATTGTCTAAACTGCGTATTCTCTGGCTCAAATGGCGCGATAATGTCGCACGTATCAAACGAGTCAAAACGCTGGCTCACTAATATTTCAAGAAAGTTTTTAAACTCAAGCCCACCAATCAAAAGTGTCACTTCATCAAGTGTCGGGTTGATCTTACTTTTAGCTGGTGTCTTTGGGATAAATAACTGCGTGCCTTCGTCAAGCGTTGCACCCGCTGACGGGTTAGCCTTTCGTATGGTTGGCGTGTTTTCTTCTGTGCCATATTCCTTGCGGCTTATGTCTTCGAATGTTTCGCCGGATTTTGCGGTGTAGGTTGTCATATTAGCTCACCAAGAAGCGCATTAGCTTCCCTTTTTCTAGCGTGAAAATATCACTATTATCCAACCCATTCAGCAAGATAACCTTCTCAACCGTATCGCTATCACTGGTGCCAAAATACTGGTAGGCAAAATCGAGAACTAACATATCTCGATCAATAACGACGTTACGTATGCGCTGCAAAGTAGCAGCATTATTGACAACATCAGCGACAGTTGTTGTGATTTGTTCAAGTAGCGCTTCATATCCTTCCCCCTCATCCTCAATACCTACTGACGTGTAATTACGTTCTTTCCATTCCACATAATTGAAAAAAGAGTTTTGCACCGACTCAGCCGCGCTTAGTGCCTCTTCACGCGTTTCAAAGTCCGTTGCTGTGATGCTATCAGCAATGGCGGATACGTTAGACGCAGCAAACAGGTCTTGAGTCTGCACGGAGTTTTGACCAACGTTGTTGTATGTCGGCGTTGTGGTCGTGTTATCTGGTGAAATAATGCTATCAAGCAGATCGCCATAAGCATCAAGCTTGTCACCGATTAAAGCGGCTGTATTGGTTGCCGTCTTAACTAGCTGCGTACATTGAAAAGCCAGTGTTAGCGGCGTACCAATCAGCGTATCAATGCCGTTAGTGATTGAGTTGGACACGTCATTGAGAAAACGCTCTGCATCGGCCACACCCTCAACTAGCGGTGTTAATGCCTCTTTATACTCACCAACAAAATCATTAATCTCACCAATCAGCGATTGCTCTTCTGCGACTGAGTCCAGATTGATCCCACCTGCAAACTCACCCGCTTTGGTTTCGTCAAAGTTTTCACTAGCCGCTTCACTCGCTTCTTTGCGGTTCGTCTGTGCGCTTGGATACAGGTCGGTAATGGTTTCAATGAAGGTGATGGTGAATGCTGACTGGTTGGCACCAGATTTTAGTCTGTCGACTTGCTCAATGCTGTCGGTCGCATTAACCGTTAATAACCCATAAAGCGGGTGCTGAAGCTGACCTGCGCCTTGCTCAGATAAACCCTCAAAGAAGTCATTTGCTTGAATGTCGTGGTCTTCACCTGAGAAATACACAACCATTGGATAAGCTTTTGCACCAACAAAGTTATCCTGTACGTAAACATCGTCACTTGAGACAAACTCAAATACCGTTGTTTTCTTTTTTAGTGTGCGCTTAACATCCTCGTAAGCCAGCGTAAATTCTGCGCCGCTTGGTGAGGTGTAGGTGCATGTTTGTAGGCGGTCTTGCCATGCCATCGGTTAGCCCTCATCACTATGTGTGTCACTAGGGATTTTACCCGCGTAAACAGTGATGTCGTCTGGGATGTCATCAAAGTTTAATTTCTTTTTGCTGTTTTGATTGGGAAGTTGAAACTTGCCAGCGTCAAACGCTGCAATCATTGCCTTTAGTCTTTGCGTGGTTATTGAATCAGCCATCGGTTAGCCCTCAGTGTTGTTTTGGTTATTGTAGCATGAAGGGGATAGCCCTCGCGGGGAGGGCTTTTGTGTTATCTTGCGTGCATAAACCATTCGCACTGAGTTATTTCCTTTATGTTGTTCTCTATGCAAAACAATCTAATTTCATCATCATTGTGATAAAAACGCTTTGTCATATGAAGTCTTGAGTAGTAAGGGCAGGTCAAGATGTTACTTATCGATACTCTGGTTCTTTTTGGTTTAAGTAGAAATATCGACGACTTCATTACTACGTCAAAACTAACAACCTTGCATCTGTCGTCACAGCTAACCGTGATATTGTCAATTGATAGCACTTTTAAACCCATACCTAAAACCACCCCTCTCTAATCGCCACATAAATCACAACACCCCAAAGCGTTGCGCTGAGTAATAATGTTTGTTTAGTTGGCATTGATAGCCTCCTTTAAACCCAATGCGCGAGCGGCTGCCCCGCAGATCATTACTGCAAATACAATGTAAACACCTGTAAGAAAGTAAGAGCTTTCAGCGATGAATGGAAGTGGCAAGAATGCTAAGAATGCCGCTAGTGCAAATTTAAATAGTTTAGTTTTCACTGTGCTTCTCCAATCTTGCGAATGTTACTGTTTCTGCGTAAGAGCGATCTTGATTATGAGTGTCAGTAGCTCCAATAAGGATAGCTCCGCGCTTATAGTTGTTGCTTTCAGCTATGACAGTTGCCTCTGCTGCATTCATACTATTAAGCGCAAGATAGGACATTATTAGAGACAATCCATAAATCTCAGAGCCTTTGCTGATCCGTATTAAGTTTGGTGTTGCACCATCCCTGTCAGATATATGGTTAAAGATATCGCTCCATCTATCTTCGTCTTTTTTTGCGTGAGACTTACTAAAGTGCTGCTCTTCGTCATACTCGACAAATAAGCCCAAACCCTCAAGGTAAAAATCAACCCTATACCCACACACTGGAAATTGCCTAACTACATTAATGTGAGGCAAGAACTCACAAAGCATCTTATAAAATATATCTTCGCTCCTAGTCCTCTTACTCCCAACCACTACGACATCAGAACCAAAGCTGTCCAGTATTATGGCTTTTTTCACCCCAGATAAGGATCTGAATTCGGACAGCAGACTAAATCCGTCAAGATTCATCGTATATTGCTTGTAGACTCTACCCCTTGCGTTCTTGAACTCACCCATCTCAAACAAATGGCTGTATTCCATATCTGATAATAATAGCCTTTTTACCTGGCGCATAATATCCTTGTGCTGGATATTGTAAATATCACTAATTTCTCTCGTGCTAATCTCAACTCTCATTTTACGACCCGTTGGTTTACCAGTGAATTAATATTAGCTCAATATTAATTTCCGATCAAGAGAAAATAAAAAAGAGGCCGAAGCCCCTTTATTTTAATTTTGGTTTGACTCAGCCAGTGGCTGTGTGAAATTTAATTACCAGTGTTAATCAGATTAATGCGTGGTGATTGCATCGGACTTGATACCGTTGCGCCATTCTGACCAGTCACGTTAATATCAAACGTTTCTCTATTCTCGTTAATAGATCGGCTTATTCGCTCTTGTGGTGTGACCACGTTGTTTGTGTCTATGGTCATTGAGCGACTTACTTCTGTGTCGGTATCGTCACCAAAGCCAAAGAAGTCTTTAGCTGCATTAACTTTCCCCATCACTGCGCCAACTGTTGATTGATACATATCAGCAATGCCGCCGAACAGGTTGCTAAAGTAATTGGTAACACCATCCCACTGAGATTTTACAAATTCCATTGGCGACCAATCAAACATTGATTTAACCATCTGTACGCCAATATTGAAAGTCGTGGTTATGTCGCCCCATAGCGAACTAAACCAATCGCTTATTGACCCCCAGTTGTCGTATATGTATTTAACTGCGAAACCTAACCCAACAATGGCAGCGGTAATACCTGCGATTACCCAAACGATCGGGTTGGCTGCCATTACTAAGTTGAATACTGTCACTAATCCAATCACAACTTTAAGAGCTACTGATAAACCAGTAAAAGACGCTACTGCTATTCCTATCCACTTAGCATATGTGATAAACTTCTCGAAATTAGCGCCAAGGTTGAGAATAAAAGTAGAAGCCTGATCCGCATGTTCTGAAAAACTTCCAATCTTATCTGCTAGGACTTCAAAGAAATCATCAAGACCAATCTGGATCACCTCTTTATTAGCAACTAAGAAGTCGTTAAATTTTCCAATCAGTGGTGATAAGTGCAATCCAATTAGGCCGCTTATCTCTTTTCCGATGCTTCCAAATATTGTTTCTGTTTTGCTCAGCTCGTTAACGTATTTAGATGCACCCTCTCTTCCTTTCTCAGTAAAGAAGTTCAGCTTTCTGTATTCATCAATGACACCACCAAGACCTTTTTCTTGCTCTCGTAAAAGACCTACGATTTTATTACCTTCCGATCCAAATAAAATATCTGCGGCCGCACTAGCCTCAGTGGCTGACTCCATAGCTAGCAAAGTTTCAGTTATCTTTTTAAACTGGTCTTCTGGAGATAGTTTTTTGATGTCATTGAATTGAAGCCCCATGATCCCAAGGCTTTCAGTAACCTTTGTGATCTCTTCTAGCCCAGCACTCTCCCCGAAGGCATTCCGCATCTCCTCCGCGAGATCGAGAACATTCTCAGCTCCAAGCCCTGTACCTTTTAAGGCATGAGTGATCGACTCAACTGTTTCTGCTGATAACTCTTGCGCCTTGATTAGCTTTTGGGTTTCTACGGTTTGTTTGTTGATCGCTGTTGAGCCAGCTAGCGCGGCGGTTGTGATAACGCCTAGGCCGATAACTGCTTTTTTACCTGCGTCAAACAATGAGGATGTGACTCGCTCGGTAGCTGCATCGACTTTTCTAAGTCCTGCCTCTGCCGATTCGGTCATTTTGCTTATAGACGCACTCATTTTTCTAACAGGGCGGGTCATGCGATCCACGCCCTTAAAAACGGTACTTATGGTATATTTCGAGGCCATTACTTATTCCTTTCTTTCTGAAATTGCATCAGTTCAGGCACAAGTAAATCGTAGTAGAAACGCAGCTCTTGAATGGTTATTTCTGTTGGCCTTGGCGCGTTTGCAAAGTCTCTAGCTACTTGTGCATACATAGTAGTGTATATGTTAGCACGAGTGTTGGGATCTATGCGTTTACCAAAGTGCAAGCGATTAGGGAGTCGCTGCAACTCCCCACCGCTTACGACTCGAACCGTTGTTAAGCCAAAAAAAGCAGCGCGAACTCTTTAAGGATTTTTAAGTCAGAGTTAGGCAGTCGGTTGATCTGAACGTATGGAACGCCAACCATGCCAGCAATAAACATCATGAGCTTTTTCATGTCTTGGTTTTTGCCGCCTTTATCCATCATTTCCCAAGCCGTGCCACCTGGCTCTGTAATGGTGATGGTTTTCTCATCGTCGCTGATTGGCTTTTTAAGCGTTAGAACGTACGAATCACCATCAACGATAGCGCGACCAGTCATGATTGGCTTAGCAAGCGTGCGAAGCTTGTCTTTGAAGTCTTTCGCGTCATCTTCAAGCATTGAATCAACATCGGTGTCGATGTCCATTGCATCTAGAAGGGTGATTAGTTCAGCCTCTGCGGCCTCTTGTGGGATAGAGATTTTTTTAGTCATTGGAATTAGTCCTGTGGTGAAATTAGTTTTGAAAGTTCTTTTGCGATGTCTTGAGTTGCAGTTCGAACTGGACATTTAGTTGCAGCTCCAGCCACACGCGGTGCGCCATTCAAAGCTTCAAGAGCGTTGGACATCGCATAAATTAATTCGATTTTTTCTTGGTGCGGTACGTTTTGTTTTTTGCATTCTTTATTACACATAATATTTAGTCCTGTTAAGGCTCCCCACCACAATGGCTAAAGGTACAGGACAGACCGGGGAGCACGTTAAGTATAACCACTTCAAAATAATTAAACAAATGACTTGATTTTAACCGATTCAGTGGCTAAGATTAATTCAACTTAAACAGGAAGGAATATTATGAAATTTACCGACACACCCACAACCACGCTTGATGAGTTGCTTGAGTTTACGCATGGCAATAAATCACATGCGGCCACTAAGATTGGCATTACTCGCACAACCCTGCGTAATTACATCGCTAAGAAAGACAAGGTTTTACTGGTGAAAATTGATGGCAAGCTAGTGCCATTTGTTGCTGACCGCCGTCAAGGTGCGCATAAGAAGGCTAGTTGACCATGCAATCACCAAACTACTCAAGGAACGCGCACAAGGCAGCGCAAGCAGAAAGGCAACACGACTACCCTATGGCTGTTGTGTTTTGGCAAAAGGCAGCAAAGAGCGAATGCAGCGACAAACAACGTCATTGGGCTGAGTGTCGCTGTCAGCACTGTAATAGATTTGTAGGGGATTGGGATGTTTAATCAAGCAAGCAACTACGACAAATGGATCAACCAAAACAAAGAACGACTAATCGACGCGTGGGAAGTTGGTTTTCTAGGTGAAACGCCAATCACTGCCGACACCTATGAAGACTTTGTTCTGGCTCAATGGGAATCCAAATGCCAAGACCAAAAATAAACAAGTGTCGCGATTGCTGGACACCTTCAGAAACCGACTATCTTGGTTTGTGTGAAGCGTGTGCCGGCGATCCTATTATCGTTAACGAGAAAATCAGAGCCGCGCAAGTCACTAAAGAAATTAGAGATGGGTTGCCGGGGTTTTATAGAGAACTTAAACAGGAAGGGAAGAAGTGAGAGGTTCAGATATCTACGAAGGCAGCGAAGTTATGATAATGACTGGTAAGCTAACATCATTCTACGGCCATGTTATTTCAATAAAACACTACCAATCCAAGCCAGACAAAGCATGGGTTGAAACTCTAGATGAGAAAAATGAAAGAACATTCAGGTGGTATAACTTATCAAATCTGCTAAAAACATAAACAAAAAAACCCCTCAATCGAGGGGTTTATCATTCCTACTTATTGCTTTTGGAACCGGCCGGGGCCTTCCAATGTCAACGGCGCAGTACCATTCATCGAGCTCACTTCAATATCGCCCGTGATGTTACCTTGACCCGCTCGCACTGTACCATCTGAATAAACCGCTTTCATTGGCACGAATCGACCACCATCTGCAATATTCTGCAAGAACTCTTGATCGTCATTGTCGTCATCAATAGCAAAGTTGATGCCTGAAAACTTCCAGCCTGTAACCGTTTGAATCAAGCGACCACTAATGCCGTCACCGTTCGCACTAAACTCGTTACTCTTACCGCCTAGCATGGTGTTACCGTCTGCATCAGCTGCGCATTTAAAGCTGCGGCCATTCACCGCAAATTCTACTAATGAACCTGGCATATTATGCGCCTCCTAAGTAAAAGCCGAATGTTAGATCAGCTGAATGAATGTCCCAGTTACCGGAAAGTTTTGGAGGATAAGCAGTGTTCACTCGATTCGGGTTAGAACCGTCAATCGATGCAAATGTGTTTTTCTTCGTAAATTCAGGATCGGAGATAATAGCTGCATTTGCTAAGTTATCCGTCATTACAGCAAGTGCCGCTACTGCGTCACTAGGCTTGCGTGCGTTCGGGTTAGTGCTTACTTGGAAATCAGGAATAAGTGGCGCTTTCTTCCATTCGGGTTGGTCAAAAATCAAATCCATATTGTATATGATATTTTGCAACTTAACGATGTAAATAATCTTGCCGTACTCTGGATCTGGCTTGCCATCTGGGTGATAGAAAGTCAGTGAGTTATCAAGCTTAATCACACCATCTTCGATTTGCGTTGAAGATACGCCAGCCTTCCAAGCTAAATCACGCTCGTCGTAGTTCCATTGCTCGCCATCTTTGCCGTTAACCACAGTATCAAGGGTCATGCCACGGTATTCAGTTGCTGGATCTTCGTTTGCTTGCTTAGCGATTCGAGCTGCTGCGCGAGCTGCAATAATCCAAGGTGCTGAAGGTGAGCCAGGGCAAGGGATAACTGCGTTGGTGCGGTCTGTCTTGCGTCCGTCTGTGTACGTCTTCAAAACCGTTTCGTCAGTCTCGTTAGTGCCGTACAAAGCAAATAAAGGCTTACGTACTAACTGGCCCCAACGACCTTCGTTAAACGTGCTCAGTGCGTCATGCGCTGCCGTGCCAAGTTGGTTAACAATGATGGTTTCCCATACGTTACCTACCTGAGCTGTTGCACCGTCGATTGAAGGATCAACCAAACCGCCCGTCATTTCCGTTGTCGCGAACGTTACACCTTGAGGTGTGCCAAGCACTTCAACAACCAAGTCGTTGCCCGTCGTGCCTTTATGCTTCGCTGTGATTGTGACTTTGGTTGTTTCGTCAGTCGCGATAACTGGCATATCAAGATTGCCGTTGATTGCCGTAACAATCTTTGGAATGATGTCTGCTGGTACTTCATCTTTCAGCGCGGTAAACGCATTAGAAGTTACACCACCGACACGCACGAAGTATTGTGCCGCTACGGTTTGCGTACCAGTTGGAGTAATATCAGCCGCAGCTTGAACGCCACTCGCTTCATTTGGTAGCGGGTAAACAGTTACGCCAGCACCAAGAGCACCGTCACCACTGTCTGGAAAAATCTGTTTAGCGATCAAGTGAGCTGGAGAACCAAAGCCCATTGTTTCAGCCACATCTAAGCTTGATGTGATCTCAAACTTGTCCGTTGAGTATGTCGCCGCTTCACTACCCTGTGCGAAAATAGCAATTCGCTGCTGCAAAAGGTAAACCGCGCCGACGTTGAAGTTTTTGTATTGCGTATCAATGCCGACAGCACTTGCTCGCAATGAATTTGGTAATGTCATTTGTTACCTCGTTATTATGTGTAATCGTATTCGCACGTTGTGTAAATCTCACCGCTATCACCGCGCTCAACGTCAATCACTATCCCTTCTAGCTCCACACCCTCGTTAATAACTGGTGTGTCGATCACGTTGCACTGCAAAGAAATTCGCTTTACAACGACTGGGCCCAATTGACGCGAATCAAAGTCCGGCTCGAAATACTGCTCACCTGTAATATTAACAGAATTTACCAACTTGCGATCGAGCTGCAAATTATTGTTGATGTCGGCTTTCAGTATCTTGTTAACTAGGTTGGCAACGCGTCGACAATCTTGTGAAGCGTCTAAATCTGCAGGTCTGTGTCCGTCGACGGTTTGTTCTGCGCGGCCAATGCCGAAACAGTCAATATTCAGAGTCAATAGCTTTTGCTGCTTGCCGTGGTTTGCACTTACGCCCATCTGCTTAGAATCATCAGATTCCTTAATGCTAATGACGGGAGTTGTGTTGTCTTTCATGTTGTCGAACGGGTTGAACCTATCCGCAAAGACACGCAACTTGTACAATTCTGGATCTTTACCACCGGCCAATGCGAGCGCTTGCTGATTGGCTGACTCATTAATGAGTATTTCGCCAACCTTATCAATCACAATCTGAATTGTGTTTTCACTAAGGTCAATTAATCCCGGTATTACATCAGTAGCCATAAGAACCTAGATCACAAAGTATATTGCCGTTAGCCTCATCAGGCGCAGCGCGGGTGATTTTGTAAGTTACTACAACACCATCGATATTCGTCTCGCGAACTGTCCACGGTCGTTGTAGCTCGTCAGATACGCCTTCAGGCAATGTAATACCAAGCGCATTAAGATCTAAACGGTTAATGGAAGCTGTAGCAAGATAACCAGACACCGGTTGCCCCGTATCTGGATCAACTAAGTTGTGAATAACAGTGAGAATAGACTTCAGCGAATACTCAACTTGCGCAGGGTCAATTAAGACTATGTCCGTACTAAACCCGAACTTTTCCGAGTTCATGATCCGCTGTGCGTCTTTTTGCATTCGCTGAAGTAAACTCATTATTTTTTCACCACCAAGCCGCGCTCTAGCATTGAGTCGAGAAGTGTTTTGTTTGCTTTAAACTCAGGCCATTCAACATCAACCACATCGCCACCGGTTTTAATGCCAGCGCGGAAGCCGATTGATTGGCCATTTGCTACAGCGTAACCTTTGACAACAGGCACATCCTGCTCACCATCAAGCGCAGCAATAGCACCCTCGATAAGTTCGATTGCACCACTGCGATCTTTTCCTGACTTCTCAGCCTTAAGCAATGAATCTAAAAACGACTTAGAAAAAGAGCCCTTCGCGAGCTCAGTTTCTAGTTCGTCAAGATTCAGTTTTACTAAATCTTGAGTTTTCATTTTAGAATGCCTTACCACAACCGTAACGGTCGATAGATGTTGGGATGATCAGCGGCTTAGATGCGATTTCACCAGTAATTGTCTTACCATTTAGAGATAGGTAAGCATTAAGGTTAAAATCAAGACCAACAGAAGATGCTGAGATTCGACCACCAAGGAAAGACAATGCGCGACCTTCTGGCGGGGCAATCACTGGGATAGCGCCAAATGTAGCATCAAGACGAAGACCTTCAGCAAGGATAAGAACAGATGAATCCTTTAGGAATCGCTCATTCGCTGATGCGCCAACATCTTTGTATTCGCCACGGTAAGTGTAAATATCAAGACGGTAGCCAGTCGCTGTAAGCGTACCCATGTAAGTCGCGCCGCTTGGTACATCGCGGGGTTCAATGTTGATGATCTTAACATGTTGAGTGTCAGTGTATTTGATAAACTCTGCACACTGCAGCATGTTGTCGTACGCACCATCGCCAAGCCATAGTTGAGTCGGTTTAGATTGACCATCAGTATTGATAACGTCACAAAGAGATTTTACGTTAGCAATCGGAGTTGCGTTAGCGTGATCAGTCCATGCCGTTGCAAATGTCGGGAAGTGAGTCGGCTTACCTTTAAAGTCAATCGTGTAAGCATCTTCGCCTTCTTCGTCCTTCAGGGTAACTGTAGCAGTTTGAAGGACTTGAGAAGCCATAAGCTCAAGAGTTCGACGCTGACGCTTACCACCGTAACGCATATGCTTCATGAACAGGTTCATTGCACTAGCGCGGAAAACAGGATCGGTGTAGTCGATTTCACCAAATTGACGTTTAGTCAGTTCGTGAGCGTTAATTGAAAACTCTTCACTCATTACAACTGCTGAGAATTCTTTGTTTGTGAACTCGTCTAGAGAAAACTTAGTGTTGCCGTCTTTAACGCTGCGAACAACTGGTGCAACTTCTTCACCTTCACGCCAAATGTCGTGCTGGAATGTTTCAGCCGTGTAGTAGTTCTCTCGCGGAGCCTGAGCCATGCCAGAGAAAACTCCAGCCACTGGAGCTTCCTGAACGTATTCGCGACCCATATGGGTAGTATATTTACCAGCCATGTTAGCTCCTATTGGTTATCTAATACTGAAAAATCAGTAGTGTTTTTAACTGAGATTGAATTGTCTTTAAGGCTAGACACTTCACGGTAATCAACTGTGCCACCAGCTTTGATAATAAGCTTGTCTTGACGAACAATGCCGAACATCATTACGCGAACGTTTTTAGTGCCAGCGGTTACGTCTGCTGCTGTTACTACAGTGTCAGACAATAGAACGTAGCGAGCAACTTCAAGGCCAGTTGAGTCACCGCGAGTGTAGAAACCACCTGCGCCCGTTGCTGTAACTTCAGCAAGAATCAAGCCTTCTTTTAGCGTTTCAGCTGCAGTCACTGCAAGCGTTAGAGTTTCAGCGTTTTCTAGATTAAGCGTTACGCCACCTAGATCTTGATTGGTTACTTTCATGCTCATTAGTAAAACTCCTGCTCTGAACCATTACCACTCATAGCAGCAATCGTTTTATTGAAAAGCTCATCTTCTGCGCTTTCAGCGGATGCTTCAGGCTTTTTGATGCCATCAGTATCAACATTGTCAGCTGCTAGTGCGCTTAGAGAGTTGTTTTTCATTTGAGCTGCCATGAACTTAGCGTTGATTGACGCTGAATGCTCTGTGCCGTCTTTAATGCAAGCTATTGCAAGTTCGCCAGCGCCAGACGCTTCACCAAGTTCAGCAAACGCACTTACACGCTCTTGCTCTTGAGTTTTACCCGCTTGAATGCCTTCGTTTTTAATTTCAGCATATAGCTCAGGGTGCTTTGCTTGTAGTTCTGCTTTATTCATGATTTCCTCACTGTTAGCAGTTAGTTGGTGCTCAGTTTCGCCCTGAGCGGTTAAATTTGTTTGCGTTCCTGCCAATGCAGAGCCGCTTTGTGATGCGATTGCGTCAATCATACCAGATTTTAAAGCGTTGCGCGCAGTGGTTACAGAGCCTTGTCCGTAGTTCGCTTTGATGTCGTCAGTGTTGGTGCCGCGACCCGCTGCGATTGCTTCAATAAACAGATCTTCATAAGCATCTAGTTCGGCGCGGATTTGTGCCACACCTTCTTCTGTCGATGCGTCTGGGCGCTTGTTTGGTGCGTTAGTTGAGGTAATGCTTTTAACGTTTTCGTCAATATAAGCTTCAACCACAATACCAATTGAACCAATACCCTCACCCTCTGAAGCGGTTACGATACTGTCACACTGTGAAGCGATAGCATAAGCCGCACTACAGCACATGCCAGACACTTCGCACGTCATTGGTGTTTTCATTGACTCCATTTGAGCAATTAAGTCAAACAAACCAGACACTTGACCGCCGCCAGAGTTCATCTTGATTCGAATGTCGGTGATTTCTGGATCAAGTTCAGCCATTTGCATCGCTGCCATGATATCAGTGTAAGCAGTGCCACCCATTAACCAAGTCATGAACCCGTACGAGTGCGTTAACACACCTGCAATTGCAATGGTCGCTACATTACCACTCACCGAAAGGATTCGGCTGTTAGATTGGCCATCTTGAGCAATGCCAGCTTCGTATTTAGTTCGCATGTCGGCAGAGATTGCATTCATATCGAATGATCGCACCTGCCTAATTACATCGTTACTCGCTAGATACATTATTATGCATCCTCTTCGTTATTATTCTGCTCTGTATTACTAGAACCAGACTCGTTATTTTCAATTATACTCGGTTGACGCTTTTCTGCAAAATCACCCAATGCTTCCATAACTTGCGCTTTCTTAGCGTTTTCGTGTATGAGCTGCATCATGATTAGGTTGTTCTTGCGACCGAACAGCGCTTTAGATGCCATTTCATGTGTCGCTAGTCCTGCATCAATTGCATCTGTCCAGCCTTTCACCTCTTTCACAAAGTCAGCGTTAAGCTTAACAGAGCCAGACCAATCGGATTGTGTCCACGCGCCAACCAAAGCGTATTGGTTTGGATCGTCCCATGCTTCAACCATGCCCGGCGCTTTAATGTTGCCTTTCACCGCTTCCACATACAGCCACTCTTTGTAAAGCGGCTGGTCGTTGGTCACGGTTGTTGCTGCGCGCTCTGAATCCAAGAACATATTGAACTCAGCCGTTGCTTGTTTGGATGCTGCGTAGTTAGAACCAAAAGACATCTTCAAGATTTCTGGCGGCATACCTTTAGACCATGCCACTGAGTTTATGATCGCTGCTTCAAAGTCACCAAAAGATAAATCGGTACCATCGCTACCCATCATCTTGATTTTGTGGCCTGCTGGCATGTCGTCAATAAACACACCTGGATTAAAGTTCTTTAGGTTAAGCTTGTAACTGCCGTCATTGCTCGAAATGTTAGCCGAACGACTTGCCGCGCTTGCTAATGGTTTGGCCCCAATGGTGTCTGCGTCTTTTTCTACAGCCAACGCCAAGAATGAAGTTGCTAAAGCCTTGCGTTGTACGCTGTCACGGTAGCGATCAATCTCTCGTAGTGATTGAAGCACGTTGCCGATCAGTGGCATACCACGAGCTTGGCCCATAATGCGCTTACCAGGACGGTATAAATTAGCCACACGGCGACCAGAACGAGCGCCAACACGCGGATAACGAACGTATTCCCCATCTTCTTTCAATACGTGGTAGGCAATTTCACGGCCTTGCGCGTCAAATTCAACACCATGCTCTAGATAATGACCATCAGCAACGCCGCCGTCACCATCTAAAGGTGATTGAATGCAATTGGAGCTAATTAACTGGATCTTAGGTAGATTCGTCTTTTTATCGAAGTGATGCACCACCAGTACGTCACCCTCGACCAAAGCCTGCAATTCACGCTGTGTTTGGAGCTGTGAGAGTGTCTTTTCGCCGTAATAATCCACTAATTGCGGGTTATTGCAGTACATGGTGAAACGAGCTTCTACGTCATCCGTCCACTTGTTTAGGGTTTCTTGCTCAACACCTAAAATGCTAGCGACTGGTTTAGCTTCAAGCGTTAAGCCAGTGTTGATGATGTTGGTGATGAAGCGGTTGATCAGACCTTCGGCGTAGATGTTCTCGTTATAAAGTTGGATAGAGCGATTACGCAATGACCAGTAGTCGATCAACTGTAATTGAGTTGCGCCGAATCCGCCGACGAACTTGTCGCCTGAAAGGGTCGCGTACTCAAAAGGTGGTGAGTAATTACCTGCCGCAGCAGAGGGTAATTGGTCTACGCCGATCACTGGTGTTTTTGGCGCGCTTGCGAATAGGTTTTTTAGTTTATCGAACATTGTTTATACCTACCATGCAGGTCCTGCGTTAAATGAACCACTATCCAAGCCGCAGCGTTGGCGTAAAGTGTCTCGGCGTGCCAATAGACTATCAATGTATGCTTGAAGGTCTTTCAAGTTAGCTTTAGTAACTGTTTGTACCGTCTGCCCTGAGTTGAACGTGTAGCTTTCAATAGCATCGGTGCTCAATTCCAAACTAGCCGTCATAGCCGCTGTTATATTGACTTCAATGTCGCTAATCAATCCACATAAAAATGAATCGCTCATAAATATTTTGCTCCAGATGTTAAAAAAGGTGCGATTAACTAAGTTTATCACACCTTTGTTGGGTTGGTTATTGTTCGTAGAATACCGGTAAGCCGTTGTTGCCTGTTTTGCAGTATTCGAAAAATTCAATCCAATTCACAATGTCACGGCCTGATTGTCGAATCATGATATCCCAAGCGAGAATGTCGAGTGTAGCGTTATTGTACACAAGCAAATCCCAGTTCTCGTTGTCGCCTTTGCGATCCCATTTAAAACCTTGAATAGCACCTGTTGCTGGATCTTTAACTGGAACTTTAGTTTCAGCTTTAAATTCCATCATTTGCTCACGCGTCATGTCGATCGGGAAGTTAATGCAGTATTCGTGCTGCATTTCTGGCTCTGACCACTTACGATTGAGTGATGAGTACCATCTATCCTTGTACATATTTGTGTTCAAATTCGCCACTGGTACACCCAGTTTTGTCTCTGTCATCTTGAACTCAGAGAATGTAGACCCCTTTTGCGCACCAGGTAAACCCTTAATTGGGATCACTCCGTCAGTGTCGTAACAAAATTCTAGTACTTCATGTTGAGCGTAACCAGAATCTATTGCTGTTAGTTGGATTCTGTATTTCTTGCCATCGTCTGCAATATAGACCTTGTTGTAGATCATATCCTTCAACGTTGTCCACGGTTCAGACTGTAGGTTGTGGCAATCGCCATAAAGCCTAAATGAATCAACCAAGAAAGAACGGTTTCTATCAGCCCATCCGTACACAGCAACAGCTAGGTTATTTTTATGCACATCGACTGCGCAAGTCAGTACTAAGATCTCACTGCCACAATGTTTGATTGCGAAGTTATTAGGAACTTCACCAAGTCGGTAGGCTGTGCGCCTGTGTGAAGCAACGCCGCTGTATTTAAGTCTGTCTGTCAGTACTTCAAACGGTTCGCCAAGGACATTGTTGTAAAAGGTTCTAAGCTTGTCGTTATCTCTTGATTCGTTCTTTACAACGTCCCAACACTCAAACCAGTCTCTTACACATGCCTCAAAGCTCTTCATGCCAACTGGTGAATATAGTGCGTTAATGAAATAGCTTCGTCTTGTTTTGTCTTCACACTCTGCAGTTGCTCGCCACTCACCAGCGTTAAGCATTTTTGTTTTGTCTGCGTTCTTGTGTGATTCGCCACAGTACTTGCAAATGTATCGAACAGAATCAATATCAAGTCGGCCATTGTCGTGCTCGAAAACAAGGCCATAAACTTCGCCAGTTTCTTTATTGGTCTTGTTCCACTCTAGTGTCTGCATCATTTCGCATTTCTTGCATGGAACGAAGTACTTACGTTGATCGCCAAGCTTGTAGTTGTCATCAATAATTGAGTTGCCCTTTTCCAAAGGCGTAGACAACATGCACACTTTTTTAGATTGGGTATAACCTGCGGTACGGTCGATAGCTAGTTTTACTGGAGAACCGTCACGGCCTACCGATTTTTTATAACCATCAACCTCATCCAAGAATAAGTACTGAATAGAGAATGAACGCAGCTTACCCGGCGAGTTACTACCAAAGAAAAGGCCATAACCACCACCGAACCATGATAAGCGGTCTTTTGTCTTACCTGTTTTGCGCCCATTAGTTTCTGCGTCGTTCGCTTGAATCAGGTGATCAAGGTTTGAATGCTGAAGCATGGGACCAATATTCTGTTCTAGTCTCAGCTTGGCCACGGTATCGTCAACCGTCAAGATCATAGCTGGCGCATTCTTCACGTGGGCTATACAGTACAGCAGGCCGGATTCGACCAAAGCCACGGTTGCTCCTACTTGTGCACTTTTTTTAACGGCTATCGTTCTGATTGGAGAAGACAAGGAAAGGCAGTCAACAACCTCACGCCAGAACGGAGTAACATCAAACGAGTAATAGCCGGGCATTGGCGACACACTGGCGGGTAAATACCGTGTCGATTCTGTGAACTCGGATACAGATAAAACGTTGTGCGTATCCTTTAGGGCGCTGAACTGATCAATTAGCCATTCGCTATCATTCATTATTCCGCTCCAATATTTCTAACAATTTGCGCTTTGGCGTTTTGAATAGGCTTGCTGATCTCACCACGCACTGTCTTTGTTGCTTCTTCTATGGTATCGCCAGATTCGCAATGCGCGTAGATCTTTGTTGCAATCGTAACGGCAGAGTCAACCAGTAGCCTTGAATTCATTTCCTCAAGAAAACCAAACACACTTTTTTTCATTGCCTCGCGCTTTACTACTTCACCGGTCTTTTCTTCAACCTTGATTTCGCGCTCGACAATTTCAACTTGAGTTTTTTTGGCTTGTAACCATCCACGGTAAGATTCATCTGATCCGAAATATGCCACCAACTCATTTAGAGTTAAATTACCATGGTCTGAGATATCGACTTGCTCAACGGTTTTGTTTTGAGTGGCGGTTATTTTTGGTCTTGGCTTTTCGCTTTGAGTTCCAGTTCCGGAGCTTCGTCTAGACTTAGCGAGTTTACTTTCACTCTGAGATACTGGTGTGGTTGCCAAATGGCTAGTTCGTTCTTCTGCTGGTTTTAATTGATTTGAAATATCAGCGCCTTTGCTTTGCATGAACGCATGCATAACAGGATGATTGATATCAATCTTGGTGCCGATCTTAGCTTCTTGGCAATGCTCTTTTACATATCGAGTGATATATTGTCTCGACACTCCGCATGCTGCGCTTATTTTTGATGCTGGATATAGTCGTTGTTCCATAGAAAAGACCTGAGTGTTATTTCCCATAATGTTAACACTCAGGGTTTACGTTTACAAAATCAGTTTACGTTTACACTTTTGTCCACCCTTTGTATGTTTTGATTTTTCCTGTTTTAAGTTGGTGAAAGCTAGTTGTATTTAGGTTGCTGTCCCTGCAGAATTGCGTCAAATTCTCAATGGTAACAACTGTCCCTGACGGGTTCCTAAATGTATGAGTTTTTGAGAAAGCTGCAACTGAGTTTTCGTTGTGGGTTACAAGAAGGCATGTATCTGGGCCATAAACTTTATTACCTTTAACTTTGATGTCTTTGTCTAACTCGTAACTCACCCCATCGTCTGGGTAATTATCAACAAACCATCCTGCGAAATTCTGGAAATTATGCCATTTTGGATCGACAGTGCAACCTGCATAGGTTGGTCTTACATTCAGGCTATTTTTGCTGTAACAACGCCTTAGCATGTCAGACCACTTAGTGTGCGCAAGTTGGATTAATTCTGAGTCGCAGGTGTTATATTCTCCGACACCATAAAAGCCAACCCCTTGAACTCTGGGGAAAAATGGATCTTTAATCTTTCCAGATTCTATTTCTTTTTTAGCTCTAACGGTTGTGTATCCAGTTAGGATAAATCTAACCTCAATACTTCTTGCATCGTTGTATTTAACAATCTCAAGATCACCGTTGAATTTAGTGCTATACACAGTGCCAGATTTGTATCCAGTAGGTATTAACAGCTTGTCTGTTACGTATCCTCTTCGAATGTCATGAGAGGTTGATGTGGCAATGAAACCAGTGGCTTCAAATTCAACATCAACACACTTGCTATTATGGTATTTAATGACAGTCAGAACTCCGCACTTTGTAGTTGAGTGCTTTGTACCTGTGATCATGTCTTGTGGAATTTTCATAAGAACCTCTTCTAGATTTAAAAGAGGCTAGGCTCGCGACCTTTCGGCTAACTCGGTTACTTTCGCGCTTTGTGCCTTGCTGGATTTATATACTAACACCCATGTTAGTTTACGGCAATAAGAATTCCCACTTTGTGAAATTTGCTCGCGGCAGATTTGAAC